ACCAACGAAACTTATTAAGATCTGCAGTAGTCTTTAGATCAATAATAAGCTTTTCGTCGTGATTAACAATATCAGCTTTACCTTTCCATTTTAAACCTTCAAGCTCTGTAATACCTGGTCTTTCATATTCTACATTTATACCACGTATTAAATCTTTGCAAACATCGTTAGCTAAGACTTTATCAGTCATTAGATCGATTTGATCAACCTCGTGTTGTAGTAGACATAATTCGCCGCCAGACATCTCTTTATACGCTTTAGTGTTTCTAGTACTAGCATCGATAATCTTATACTTTTTAAGCTTATCAGGTTCTAGTATAGCCGTGTGGAAATAACCACCAACTAAAAAAGCAGAGCGAGCTTCTTGTTGCTTTCCTAAAGCTAAAGGGTTTGTAAGTAATGTAGAAATATCAGAATTACTAAGGTATTGTTTTCCAAATTCACCATAATAATGTTCATCATTTTCTAACTTTTTTAATACATCTTCCATTATAGAGTATTTAACGCACCTTCTACTTCCGCAGAAAGATTGTACTTTTGCTTAATAGCTTCTAATTTACCACCTGCTGCTATGTATTGAACCGCTTTGTCATATGCTGGATCTTTTTTTGAGGTTATGGTACTTTTAGTTTTAGCTTTTGGCGCTTTGCCGTGAGTATTTGACGCATCTGAGTCTTGCGTGTCGTCTATTAGGAATAAATTACCTAATGCATATTTCTTTCCATAGCTCGATGCCGACCCAAACTGCTGAGGTGTTTGCATACCTTTCTGATTAAGATCAACGCCAACTAACGCCGTAGCGTGTATAGCATTTTCGCCATCAGAAATTGTAGCAGTCGAACAAATAATTGGTAAGCCATAGGCTTCAGTCAATTGTTCATTGATTGTTACTGATACTCCTAACTCTAACAGAAAGGGTTTTGTTGCTTCGAGAATGTCTTCGGCTGATCTGAAGTAATATTTGCCGAATGAGTTAAACCTACTTTTTTTCGATTTAAACTTTGTCTGGATCGTAGCCAGTTTTTCGTTTATGGTCATATGGTTTATTGTTTTGGTATATTAATATAATTACACATTAGAATATTGTTTTACATATTTAACTTAAAGGAAATCAATAACTTGCGAAGCGTCTACGTTTTCAATTAATTTTTCAACAGCTTGTTTTTTAAGTTCTGAAACGCGTACATAAGCACTGGTTCCTTTTATATTTAATTTATCAGCTATATAGTTGGCTGAATGCTTTTCGCAATCTAAGCCATAAGATAGTCTTAATACTTCGTATTCAATAGGTGTTAAATATTTTTTCATTAAACCTTTTAGGTAAATATTAAGTATATGTATATTATATGGCTCTGATTTATCTGCAATTTGATAGATCATATTTTCTTCTTCATCATCAGTTTGAACAGCGTCTATACTTAAAAACATACTATTAAAAAACATTGCAACCATCTTTTTGTCTTTTGGATTTTTACGTATTTCGTTTAATTTATGTTCGGGTATACGCATGTTACCTCTAGCCATATCTATTCGTCTTCTTAAATGCCCCTTAATTCTTTTTGAAAAAAACGATTTTAATGTTTTTTCAATGTCCTCAGATTCAATTAATTTTTCCCAATCTAATTTATCTACCGCTCTAATTAAGGCTTCAGATCCTATTTGTATTAAATCATTAATTGTTAATACGCCAGAAGCTTGTTGAGTTGTTGAAAATTTACGGGATAAGTTTTCTACAAGTGGTAAGAATTTAACTATAAGCTCATCTCGTGAGTATTCATCCCAAAACTTGCCTTCTAAATTAGATATAGAAGTCTTAAGATCTTTTTTATATCTTACGTAATTTTGTACGTTATATTTTTTCATATTTGTTGATTAAGTAGTTCTTTTTCTTTTTTAAGTTCATTACTCATATTTCTGTATATTGTTCGTGTTGAGCATTTTAACGCATCCGCTATTCTAGCTACCGTAATTTTTATTTTATTATCATTTATTAATAACATTGCATCATATATTTCATTTTCTGATATTTTAGATCTACCAACTAATTTGCCAACTATAGAAAGCTTTTGTCGCATATCTAATCCAGTGTTGTCTTTAAATATAACTTTACGCAACTTATTAGGTGGCGGTTTTTCGAGATCCATTAAAGATACATCGTAAACCATGCTTTGCAATAATTGTTCTGAAACCTTAAATGTTACAAATCCATTTTGCTTATTACAAATATATCTAGCAAGCCCATTAAAGCCTTCTTGATCTAATTGCGGGTTAAGATACCATAATACATATAAATGCCATTTAAGACTTTTATACGTGTTTATTTTGGCGCGTGAAGCAAATAGTGTATAGCACTGATGTGTGCCGTTTTCGTAGTACCAACCCCATTTAAATTTTTCCGTTGGCTTATCCGTAATAGGATTACGTCTATATATTATACGGTGTATATTTAGGTATTTGGTATTTCTTTCGTATTGTGACATTAGGTTGTTACTATTTAATTATATATTAGCTATTGTCACTATGACAAAGCGTATATTATATGGTATGAAATAATTAAAAATGCATATATAGTTATTAAGTATAATAAATAAATTAAGTTTTCTTTAAACTTTTTCATTCAATATTATATTTGCTTTTAAGGTGTTTGATTTTATTAGAAACTATAGCGGCCTTTTCATAATCTTCATTATCTTCAAGACTTTTTAATCTTTTACTTAAGCGGCTAATTTCTTCATTAACAATATCGATAGTTGTAGTTTCTTTTACTTCAATATCTGGGTTTTCACTTTTAAATTGTTCTAAATCAGCTTTAAATTCTTGATCGTATTTATTCTGTAGCTCTACAAGTTTGCTTACTATTTTTTCGGCTAATTGATCTATTTGTTTTTCTGTCATATTAATATAAAATTAGTTTTAATCTTCGATTGTATTTCTTTAAAAGCTTTGCTTTGTTTTCTATATTACCGTGTAAAATAGTTATATTTTTATTAAAGCTATATTCACCTTTAAAAGATGCTTTTATTATATCACCGTGTAACTCTGCTATTATTTGATGCAGAAACTTTACGTGACCCGCTTTTCTTTTTCGCTGCTTTAATTTTGTCGTTAATGTTCGCATAATTCGTTGATGTTATGTGGTCGTACAATTTTTTGCTCATTTTTATTTTTTACTGTGTGTTTTTCGTTTTCATAATAATTCCAGTATGCAATTAAGCTACTGTCTGCTTTGTATTCGTCTGGCATGCATTGTGGTGGCTCAACCCAATCATTACCCTGTATATGTTTAGGAGGTATTGATAAAAAATCTCTACACTTAATAATAGTAAGGTGCTGTTTGCCGTATCTTTTAGTATATTCTTTACCCAATGCAATCATATGGTCGTATAGCCACATGTACGTTAATTTAGATCTTCTAGCCCATATTGTGGACGGGTGATTTAAATGTGCTTGCCTATAAGGTACATTAGACTTTTGTTCCGCGTCTCCATAACAATGATGCGCAGTGCATAACATTTGTGCAGACTCTAATATCATTTTTACTTTATGTTTATCGTAAAAATAACTTGCTGCTTTAGCTGGATCGGGATGTAAATAAAATATATTCATTAGTTTATTTTGGTAAATTTAAATTTATTAACAACAAAGTTATTAATGAATTTACCCTTAGACGAAGATTCCGTTAATCCTCGCCAATAAAAGCGCGGTACATTTAAATATCTATATAAACCTTCGTTTTTAAAGTATATAGTTAAATATTCATCTTTGTTGTTATACTCAGCAAACTCAATAGCTGAAGAGTCTACTATAATTGTTTCTACTTTGTTCATAATTTATCTATTTTTATTCGTGTTAAACTTATATTTTAATGGAATGCTAATTCTCTTTATACATTCCGTGGTATTGTACTTCAAACTCTTCACGTATTTCACGGCCATATGCAGTATTAAAACCATAGCTATGTGTACCTCCTAAGCTCACCTGCTCAATCATAAAATGAAAGATTTCTTTAGGGGTATATCCATATTGTTTAGCTACAATTCTGCATGCTTTAGCCATACGTTTTACATTATGACGTAATTCGCCATAGTTTTCGGTTATATAATCTTTTATATATTTTTGCGATATTGTTTTACTCATTAGTGAAATATTAATCCTACTTTTTTATTTTTACTAAACCATTTTGTTGCCATCAAATCAATACTAGAAGCATCCACATAACCGTTAGATACAAGATCGCTATGACTAGAAAAGATTTTGGTGTGTCTATGTTTTCTTTCATTTATTAAATGTTTTTGTTTACCTGAATCACTAAATATAATATCGTAATTACTTGGTAATGAAGTCTTTAAGATCATATCTACCATATTGGTATAACTGTAAAACCGTACGTTCGGATTGTGTATAGCAATCTCTATCCACTTTTTTAGATACGCGGGTGAGTAGTAATCGCCGCTATCATGGACTCTGACGTAGTCAGGTTTCTTCTTACGTATTTCAACGTTCATAGCTTCAACAAAGTCGTCTGTCTTTGTTAACTGATAACGCTTTTCAAACGCAGGTTTTACGTTAGACCAGATGTAAGCTCCTTTCTTGGCATAACAGAATTTAACACAACCGTCAGCCATAGGGCACGTCAGTTTCCCGCTAGCAGATTTGTAGGCAGGAATACCAAAGTTAAAAACCCGGAGCCCGAGTTCTTTAGATGTTTTTTTAAGTTTACTATTCTGTGTCAGAAGATTCATAGTATTCAATTATTCGTTCAAAGTCGTCTTCCATATTTACAATGTCCCGCGCATATTCTAGCACGTCTTTAAATCCAGCTAGTTCATAACTACTGAACTCATATACATCACGCTCTTCGATAGCGTAGATGCAGTCTCTCATGTCTTTTGCCGTATTTTCGAAGCGACAGTAACTCATATTTCCCATAATTTTAATCTAATAATACCATATAGGCGGTTGGATTGTTTACTCTGAACCAAGTTAAAGCTCGGTCAAAGTCTTTAATTTGTTTTGGTGTTATAGTTTTTGGTGCGATAGCCATAACATGCTGCGATCCCATTATGAAATCGTATATAGATAACTCTACATTATTCAGTTCAAAGCTTTCGCCGCTAAATGGATTGGTTACTACTTCACCTTCGTCATAGATCATACCGTTAAACCACTTAGGTATTTTTTGTTCTTTAATCTTCGTCATTGTCTTGTACTTTAAATACTGATTCAACGTAGTCGCATATTGCTTCTTCAAGATCATCAGTGTAGTTAAATTCTAAATTACTTAGCTCTATGCGGTTGTCATAGTTAATTTCAAAGTCGTATTCGTAATTATCTATATTGTTAAAGTCATAATTACCTACAGCTTCATAAACCTGTTGACGTATAGCATCGCGGGTTTCTTTGGTTATTACTGGTTTGCTTACGTCTTCAAGATCCTGTTTTGCTTGATTAAGTTGCTTAGTTAACTCTTGTTGATCAGTTTCAAATTGAGCTAACGCCGCTGTTAACTCTTTTACTTTTAGTTCTAGTTGTGCTTTAGTCATAGTTTTAATTATTTATATCCGTGTTTTTCTATTAATGTTAAAATAAATTGCCATACTTGCAGGTCAGATCGGGTAGATCGTACACAATTTTTAAGTACATCAAGTGATAATCTACCGTCACCACCTTTTCGTATATCTTCATTTAGTTTGCTAATGTCACGCTGTAAAGTTAGTATTTTACTAAATGATTTGTTATGTGCGCGGTGATAAATATCTTTATTCATAATCTTTAGAGATTAATATGTTATCGCCGTACTTAAAATCCCACACTGAAGTTTTAATAAGTTCAAGGTGTGTAAACGTGTATAGCGAACTGATATCGCTAATGGATAGGTCACTATAAAATGTAGTGCTTGAAAGCGTTTCGACTATAGAGTCAATGACGGCTTTGTACTTTTCGTTTTCAGAAGAATGTAATGCTTCTTTGATTTCAGGTTTTAGTCTTTCGTAAACTGTTAGTCTTCTACTCATTTTAATTTAGTTTTAATTTATTATATTATCTTTAGGTGTTCGTGTTAAGCTTATGTTCTAATTCTTCTATAGCAAGCTTGTAACCAAAATTCATCGCTAATTGCATTAGTAACAGATCGGCTGATCCGCCATTTGATTGTGCAAATCTTTCTAAATAATCTCGATCGTGAGGTGTTGCTACAATACCTCTATCCAGCATTCTATACTGGTCTTTAATAAAATTCTCAATGTTCATAATAATTAATTTAAAATTAGTTGACTCATCAGGGATCGAACCTGAACTCTTCTGGACCAAAACCAGACGTGTTACCAATTACACTATGAGTCATTTAGTGGACGTGGCAGGAATCGAACCTGCGTTACCGGCTTTAGGTGACATTCCCCCCGTTTCCGGTCAAACCATTTCACGCCCATATTCCCTCACTTGTTTTCAACCTAAAAGGCTTGGTGCTTTGTAGCACATGTTTCCCGCGAGGGACGGCGGCACACCGGTATGCGCGCCGGTTTTAGGTATGCTCGTATGTTTTTCGGTCGAGTTACAGCACCACACTCGTGCCCATACCTGTATATTTGAGAAGTGGATAGAACTGGAATGTTAGAGATGCACGTCATTTACTAGTATGTACCCTGACTTATACTCTTTTCTCTGTTTATACTATCTTTCACCTTCATCGAGCCGAACCATTATCGCCTTTAATCTGGTTTCCAGACTTCTTCTCATTTACGTCGCCACGCCCTGTGAACACTAGCAGAGACTTCTTGGCTGACGATTTGTATTGTATTACCTGTTTTATGCTCAATGATCGGGACATACGAGTATGTTTTAGTTGTTGAGCACTTCACACACGTTTTATATCCCAAATCTAAACGGATCGGGTGTACTTTATTTCCACATCTACAATACATAGTTATTTATTTTTTTTGGTTCATATATATTATCTTTAGGTAATCGTGTCAAACTTATATTTTCCTAGTTTGATGGTACATTATTTCGATCGCTCGTTGTAGGGTTTCAGCGTGTATAGCATTGTAGGTATCGCCGTCTGCTTCATACTCAGACAATTGCCAGTCTACGCTATCATACATTAAATCTAGTGTAACGTCAGCAACACCTTGTGCTACTTCATTTATGTTTATTTCTTTAGTCATAGCTTAATATTTCTTGTAGTTCGCCAAATGTCATTTCATCTATTTGTTCCTGTGTATATCCCTCAAACGCTGGGTGATTATACGCTGTTGTCCATGGATTATTCATACTCATAAATTTCTGGGTCGGTGTGCGCCATCCACTCGATGTCATTTAACCTAAAACCACGGTCAATAATTACTTCTTCATATCCTTCGTGACTCATACCTTCTAGTACTTCTATACGAGATACGAGGCCACTTGCAAAATCTAATATCGTTATATACATAGTGTTCAGTTTTATAAGTTATATTCTTTTCTGTAATGCGACGTGATTTGATCGACGGCTACTACAAATTCATCTTCAGTTAGTACACCAGATTTTATTTCTTGTAATGCACAATCTAGTTCATAAAGTAAATGTACCATAATGCTTAGAATAATGAGTCATATACTCTTTCGTTAACAAAATCTCGGTGTTCATCGTTGAGATAGTCGATTTGTTCTTCAGTCATTTCTACCCCGTCGTAATCTGCAGATACTAAGAATGCATCTACAAAGTCTGGATAATCTGAATGGTCAATACCTTCAAATTCCATATTGTCTATTTTTCCAAAGTCTAATTTGTCTAAATTGAATTTCATAATATTTAAGTTTTAATAGTTAATCGCCTGTCCAGTTGTTATGGTTATTAGCATAGAATGAAGCCGCACCGGAATTGGTTAGTTTTCTTCGGTATTCATATTCAACTCTGTTATCTAATAACTCATCAATCTTATCTTTCATTTCTTGTTCAGTATCTGCTGGAAAAGAAATAAGGTGATAAGGGTAAAAGTTAAAATACTTACAGGTGTAAGCCGAGCATTCTTGACCGTTGTACGCGGTCCACTCGTGGTATTCGTATGGTATATTTCTGTGTTGCATAGTTACTCCCATATATAAGTTATACCTTTATAATTAAACCATTCGGTAAGCCCGTCTTGGTCTTTGTTTTCGTCATAGATAAAACCAAAGCGTTTTGGTATAGCACCGATCAAGTAACCTTTGTAATATTTATCGGTTAGTGCACACGGTTGGCCGTCTTTGTTTTTGAAGAATTTAATGGTTTTTTTCATAGTTCTAATTTTTAATTCAGTTATATTATCGTTAGGTGTTCGTGTCAAATCTATATTTTACCGTTAAGCAAAGTTAAATTTTTTAGTATATACTGTTTTACCTGTTACTTCTTGTACACCACCATTCACTGCTTTTACAACAGATCGAATTAGGTGTAATGGGGTTTTATAGTCGTATATACAATCTGGTAAATTAGGCCCACGCCATCCACATTGCATGTTACTTATAGCGAAGCTTGTACCGTGGCTATTGGTGTATTGGTAACCTACCGTTCCGCTCTCGTTTTCGTACACAAATAGTGTTTTAGGGTTTTTTCCACTGCGTTGTGCAGTATTTACTTTAGCAATTAGTTTTCTCATAATAATTCTATATTTAATTTGTTAGCAGCGAAGTTCATTAATACTTCGGTATAATATTGTGCATCACCGTGTAGGTTTTCAATATACCCACCTCCGTGGAAATAGTTGAGTGCTTCAATTACTTCTTCTTTCATAGTTATGCGGTTTTAAAAGTATTATCGTTGTACATAGTGTGTATGCGGTTAGAATATTTCTGTGATTCCCATAGTTTAGTGTGAGAATAAGTTCTACCTTTACTACTCGCTTTTTTCATAGGTGTTTTTACCTTATTATACTCTTTTTGAGTAAATTTAGTACAATAATCTCCGTTTGTTACTTCAATTTGGTGTGTTCGGTTTCGTTGTCTTCGTGAGTTCGTTAAATACTCACACGCTTCTTTCATTGTCATAATTAAAAGGTGTTACTTTGTTTGCTTATTATTTTAGTGGTACTGTTATTACAGAGTACTTCTGTACTTGTAAGTAATTTCATTACTGCGACAATAGGTTGTTAAGTATTATATAGTAACTAGCTTTTGTCACATATATTATCGATCGGTGTTCGTATCAAACTTATATTTTTCTGCAATTATTCTATTTACCAACATTTCTCTTTACCCAGTTAACTATAAACTCTAGTCTTTCTAATTCATTAGGTATAAGAATTCTAGTATAGGTATAGATAGTTACGTCGGTTCTTCCCCTACCATGCCATACTCCCGTCCAATACTCATCTTTCGTTTTAACTTTCTTATTGATCTGGTATAATCGGTCTAGGTAGTAATTTGATATTCTAACATAACCTGACTTGTAGGATTTTAATTGTCTTCCGTCACTTAGTTGGTATGTAGCGGTACCATTACTATTAATTTCTAATAATTCCATAATAACTTTTATTTTAGATTCACATATATTATCTTCACCGACTCGTGTTAAACTTATATTTTTTTTTCATTCGTATTAAACCTTGATCACCGAAATGCTATACACTTCGTAGTAAACCTTTCCCGCAGGTGCAGGTGCTATACAATGCTATACACCCTGACCGGGTGCAGCGGTTAGTGCCAGGTTGTTTCAGAAGGAGCTGGTCCTAAAAATTCTCTGAATGCTCTTAGCTTAAGGATAATGTAGTGACTAAATTTTCTCATTTGTTAAAGTTTTAAAGTTAATAAAGGTAGGTTAAGATTGGGGCGAAGAAGCCTACTTTTCAGTAGACTCTTCAAGTTCGACTCGTTCGATTACAATATCCCTAACATTTGAAGGCATATCGGTTGATTGTGACCAGTAGCCTCTTTTGATCCAGCATGGCATTATGCTTAGCTTAGGTAACATTACTTTAAGCACTTCGTCGTGATTGTAGGTGATCTTTTGGTTTTTGTTGTTAACAAAGGTGATGATTTGATTTCGGCCATACCAAGACTTTCGGACAACAAAGTTCTTGCGAGTAATTGGTGGAAAGATTTCAGATAATTGCTCTTTTGATAATTTGGAGATTGTTTGGTTTAATAATTCAGTGTTCATAATTTAAAATTTAATGGTTTATATTTATTTGTTATTTATTTTCAGTTATATTATCATTTACTATTCGTATCAAACTTATATTTAGTTATTTTAATTAATTTCATTTTTATATTTCTTTTATTTTTTATTCAACTATATTATCTAAATAGATCCGTGTTAAACCTATGTGCTATACGCGTTGCTATACACGCCTTCGGCGTGCTTGGGGCTAGCTGAGGTTAGAACACCTCGAGCTGTTTAAGTAAGCTTTGATATGGGCTTGGAGTTAGATTGCGCTTTAATATATCCAAAGATTCAATTAAGCCTTCTTTAGTTACATTACCGTTTAGGTATTGATTTAGATCATCAATGGTTGAGAGAATTAGCATTTTTTCCATGTTATTAGTTTTAATTGTTATACATTTTAAGTTGGTAGATTTGGGGGTTTAGTTTATTTATATTGTTGTATTAATTTGTTTATATCTTTTAGATTTGAAAAATGGTAATGGTATATAACTTGATCATTTGTTATATTGTAGACAGTAAAGTCATACATTTTGTATTTAGGTGAATAATAGATTTTGAAATAAGTTTTTGTTAAAGGAAAATTGTTATTAAGCATTTTAGTTTATTTTAAATTAATATTTATATTTTAAATTCAACTATATTATCTATATTTACTCGTATTAAACCTATATGCTACGAATTTGCTATACACGCCTTCGGCGTGCTGGAGCTGGTCCAGATTAGAATATCTCGGACCAATGCTGCTCTTCCTCCTCCCAAAGATCGTCCCATTCAGATTCAGGCAGAATTACTGTTATGATGCCATCTGAATCAATACGATAGTTTATTTTGTTTTTGGTTAAATGATTTAGGACTTCAGGTTTGATATAATTTTTCATAGTATATTAATATTTATATTTTAAATTCAACTATATTATCCTGATCCACTCGTGTCAAACCTATATGCTATACAGCTTCGCTGCGCTACGCTCCGCTCCGCGCTTTAACCAGGCCACAAAAACCCCGATAGCACCAGCAAAATCCAGCAAAAAGGCAAAACCTTTTCAAAGTATCGAAAAAATGGAGGGGGACCCCTTCACGAAAAACCTATTTTCTATTTAGGACCAGCCGTTTAAAACTAGCGGTAACCCAATAACCCTCTATAAGCAACGTATTTTTAGTTACAGCAGTAAAAAATTAAAAAAATATGTGAGTATATACATTATAATACTAATCATATGGCTAAACCAAAGAAAAAGGGAGGACCTAAGCAAAAATTAAGCCCTCTAGCTGCTCGAAGAAAGGCTAGAAGAGACTATTTATACGCAATGACTCCTCGTAGAAGACGAATGAAGGCAGAAAGTCAGCGTGCAAACTGTCCAAAAGGCCAAGATTACGACCATAACACTAAAAAATGTGTTTCTTCCTCTCATAATCGCGGTGGAACACAGGCAAAACATAAAAAAGACGGTACAAAAGCCGAAAGAAAAGCATAATGGCAATAATTAACTCATACCCAACAGTAACACCCACTGGTGATGATTTGGTATTAATAGTAGACACATCAGTAGAAGGAAATCCAACTAAAACGGCTACAGTAAGTAGTATAAGTAGTATAACATCTGGAGATTTAAATGGAACTCCTACGCAAATAGCGTTTTTTGATACTACAAAAAGCGTAACAAGTAGTAATAATTTATATTGGGACAATGTGAATTCAAGACTTGGAGTAAATACAAGTACACCAGTTGATAGTTTGCATATTGAAGGAGGGGTTAGAATAACCAGTGAAGTAGACTTATTTCAAGGAAATAATAATACTTTTGCAGGTACAGATGCGGGAAATCAAGGAACTATTACAGGGGGATTCAATACGGCTTTTGGAAAAAACGCAATGTCATCTGCTACAATAGCAAATAACAATACGGCATTAGGTTATGGTGCTTTAGGTAGTATAACATCTGGTAATAGAAATATAGCGATTGGAGTTAGAGCTTTAGGCGATGCAGTTGGCAACAATGGAAACAATATAGCGATAGGTTATCAGGCGCAACAAAATAATGGCGGCGCAGATAATATAGCTATCGGATCAGACGCTTTAAATCAAAGTACTTCTGGAGGTGATAATATAGCAATAGGAAAAGAAGCATTATTTTCTCAAGGTTCAAATTCACGTTCTATAGCAATTGGTAGAGAAGCCTTGTATAGTAACACAACAGGCGCACACAACGTTGGTATAGGTTATGGTGCTCTTGTTAATTTGTCAACAGGTACAAATAGATGGAATACAGCAATTGGATATTTAGCTGGATCTCAATTAAGCACAACTACTGGTACTGGAGGTGAAAACAATATTATAATTGGATATCAAGCGCAAGCTAGTTCACCAACAGTATCTAATGAAATAACATTAGGCAATAATGCTATATCTGTATTAAGATGTGCTGTTACTACTATCACATCTTTATCTGATGAGAGAGATAAAACAGATATTAAGCCATTGGATTATGGACTTAACTTTATTAACTCGTTATCACCAAAACAATTTACTTGGAATCAAAGAGATGAATATATAGATTCAAAAGATGATGAAGGAAACGCAATACAAGAATTAGTTGTAAATGCTAATAAAGGTAAAAAAGATTTTGGATTTATAGCTCAAGAAGTTCAATCAGTTGATAATGATATATTAAGACTTGTTTATGCTGAAAACCCTGAAAAACTAGAAATGAGTTACGGAAAGTTAGTTCCCATTTTAGTAAAAGCAATTCAAGAATTAAGCGCAGAAATAACAGCCTTAAAGCAAAATTAATATGGCAATTATATATAGTTACCCAGAAAAAATAACTCCGGCAGGTGGAGACTTTTTAGTCATCACCGATTCAGAGCAACCAGCACCTAATAAAAATCGGACGAAAAGTTTAAAAATAGATAACTTAGCAGATTATATAGTTACATCAACTAGTGGTATCACTGGATCTGGTACTTTAAACACTATTGCCATGTTTACACCTGATGGGCAAAGCATTGGTGATTCTATATTAACACAAGATGTTGGCGCTACACAATTAACGGTTAATGGCGAATTAAGAGTATCCAAATCCATTTATGCTGTTTTAGGCCTTACAATAGATGGTGCAACTTTGTTAAATGGAAATGTTACTCTTGGTGACAATAGCGCGGATTTAATAACACAAACGGGTACATTATATTTAAACGGCCCTGTAAAAGATACATCTGATACACTGGGCGACGCTGATCAAATTTTGGTATCAGATGCTTCTGGGGAATTAACTTTTACGGACTTAGCCAATATATCCATAGGAGCCGCGGAGGTTGTGCAGGTTCCTGTTAAAAACCTACAAGGATCAGCGCTAACAAAAGGCGATCCTGTTTATATATCAGGTTCTGTAGGCGCATCGGGCAGACTGGAAGTGCAATTAGCGGATGCTTCTAATGCGGCTAAAATGCCTGCTGTTGGTTTATTAAAACAAGATCTAGACATAAATGAAGAAGGTTTTGCGGTTGTAACAGGTAAGCTTAGAAACCTAGATAATAGTACAATTGACGGGCAACCACCCGCGCCTAATGACGTTGTATATGTAAAAGCTAGTAGCACCACTGGCAATGCTCTTACTCTTGTAAAACCGGTAGGCAGTGCTCTTATCCAAAATATGGGTAAAGTTGGTAGGGTGAGCAACGTTGGGTCAAATGATGGAACGTTTGTTGTATCATCTATACTCAGAACAAACGACATACCTAATCTTACCCCGGGTAAAATATGGGTTGGCTCAACTGGTAATACTATTGAATCAAGCTCCATTACATTTACAGAAGCTACAGGAGCAGTCCAACTTGATGAATATGGCACAGCGACACATACTGGCACTACTGCATACAATTTAGCAGTCGATGCGGCGGGTAATGTAATTGAAACACCTCACACGTTAGAAGATCTTTTAGACACTGAAATTGAATCCGGGCGCGTTAGGCATTCAACTCTTACAACCCCAGGCTCTGGTTATACCGTTGCTAATAATGTTCCAACCACAGGTGGAAACGGGACGGGCCTTGAAATTAATATACTTACCTTGGGGGTTGGGGATTCAATTGCAACTTATTCTATAGCTCCTATTAGAGACGGCGCTAATTATGTTGCCGGTGACGTAGTTACTGTTAATGCTGGTAATGTTGATGCTACAATTACTATTGATGAAACTTGGCCATTAGGGGGTAATACACTTGTTTATAATACCAATGATGATGTTTGGATAAATGACGCCACTTTAACCGTTGATTATATTAATAAACGCGTTGGTATTGGCACTACAAATCCCATTATAGGATTTCACTGCGACCCTAAGGCAAAGTTTAGAAATGAAGTAAGAATAGATCAAAAAAATAACAATGCAATTTTAGGTCAGGGCTCTAATTATGATAATCTAATTGGTAATGCAAATACAGCCGTTGGAACAAATGTTATGGGCGCAGCGGTAGCAGCAAGTAATAACACAGCGGTTGGTTATAATGCTTTTGCAGTGGCTACAGGTGGTAATAACAATGCCGTTTTTGGTTCTGGGGCTGGAAGTTCAATTGTAAATGGTAGTTTTAATGTTGCATTAGGTGCATATGCATTACCTGCGGCAATTAATACGCAGGCGAATATTGCTATTGGCTACAACGCTCAGCAAAGTAATACTTCTGGAAATAATAATATTGCTATTGGAAGAAACGCACTTGGAACAATAAACGGTTACTTTTCAAATACAGTAATTGGAACAGATGCGGCAAGATTAACCTTTAATATGAATAGGGCTGTAGTTATTGGCTCGGAAGCGCTTGGAGTAGGAACAACCGGCAGTGATGTGGTGTTAGTTGGAAATCAAGCAGGGCAAAACAATAATGCTCAATGGACTGTTGCGATTGGTTCAAGAGCTTTGCAGGCTAATACAAGAGGGTTTTTTAATACAGCCGTTGGAGGACAAGCTCTAAGTGCAGTTACAGGCGGTATAGGTAGATACAACGCTGCTTTAGGATACCAAGCCGGAAATAATATAACAAACGGTCAAAATAATATTGTTATTGGATTTCAAGCACAGGCTAGCTCTGCAACCACAAGTAATGAAATTACATTAGGAAATAGCTCTATATCTGTATTAAGATGTGCTGTAACAACTATAACGTCACTTTCTGATGAGCGTGATAAAACCGATATAACTAATCTTGAGTATGGATTAGACTTTATAAATTCTTTATCGCCAAAACAATTTACTTGGGATCAAAGACCGGAATATGCAATTGAAATTGATGATGATGGTAATGAAACCCAAGTAGAGGTAGAGAATGCCAACAAAGGCAAAAAGGACTTTGGGTTTATAGCTCAAGATGTTCAATCAGTAGATAACGACATATTGCGGCTTGTCTATGCAGAGAATCCTGAAAAGCTTGAAATGAGCTATGGGAAGTTAGTGCCTATATTAGTGCAAGCAATAAAAGAGCTTACAAATAGAATAGAAGCGTTAGAAGCATAAGGTAAAAAACAGTAAAAACCAGTAATATATAACATATACCCTGCTCGGGAAAGTGCAAACCAATTAACAACATAAAACCAAAACCAATGACATTTTATTATTCGACTAATTCGTGGTCTAGTCAATCACAACCAGATGAAAACCGTTTAAAACTTTGGAAGCATATCGCAGATAAAGCAAACTGGAGAATAGTTCAACTACCAAACGGTTATTACCAAACAGAATACCAAGATCTTCGCGACGAAGGAATCTGGAAGGATGTTACGCGGCGAGAAACATTAGAAGCCGCAGAAACTTCAATAGATAAAACTATTGAACACTACAAAAAAAAGCTTGAATTTTTAAACGGGCCAAAAGTAGTAAAGACCTTTAAATAAACCAATATTAAAATTAAATTAAATTAAATTATGTCAGACGCAATTGTCAAAAACTTGAACTTTGGAACAGAAGCTAGAGATCAAGTATTTAAAGGAATAGAAAAACTCACTAAAGCTGTTAGCTCCACGTTGGGAGCTAGCGGCCGATGTGTGATGTTAGAAGATAACACTGGAAAACCCATTATTACAAAAGACGGTGTTACTGTAGCAGATTCAATAATCTTGCTAGATCCAGTTGAAAATATGGGTGCTACACTTTTAAAAGAAGCTGCTCGCAAAACAGTGCAAGAAGCGGGTGACGGCACAACAACGGCAACGGTACTAGCTCACTCTATACTAAGTGAAGCTTATAAAGTTGCTGATAAAACAAACTCAAGAGAGTTGAAAAACGGTATTAATAAAGCTGTTAAAAATGTAGTTAAGTTTTTACAGTTAGTATCTGTAGACGTTAAAGGCGATATGATAGATCAAATTGCTACAATATCTACAAACAACGACGCTAAACTTGGAAAAGTTATAGCGGATGCTTTTAGAGCGGTTGATAATACAGGTGTGGTTATGATGGAAACGGCTTCAGATGGTAAAACATATGTTGAAGTTGTTGATGGTGTCCAATATGAAAAAGGACTTAAGAACTCACACTTTATAACTAACAAAGCTAATAAAACGGCTGAGTTGGACAAACCGCTAGTGCTTTTATTAGAATCCCCAGTGGACACAATAAGACAGATTCAGTCTGTGCTAGAGTACGTAATAAAAAACAACAAACCTTTGCTTATTATAGGCGATTTAGAACAAGGTGTTTTATCAGCTCTGGCAATGAATAAAATGAAAGGCGCTATTAAAGTAAATGTTATTGATGCTCCAACATACGGTATCAATAAACAACAGATGCTTCAAGACCTTTCGCTTTTAACTGGTGCCACTATCATAAACGAAGACCTTGGAGATGATATGGATATGATACAGCCAGAACACTTAGGAACTTGCATTAAAAGTGTTACTTCTCACGAAGATACAGTTTTACAAGTTGAAGAACCTTCTGAAGAAATATTAAGTGTTATAAAAGAATTAAAACAACAAGTATTAGAAGAAAAAAATCCTAATAAAGTTGTAAAGCTGGAAAAAAGATTAGCAATGCTTTCTGCTAAAATAGCAATTGTAAAAGTGGGTGCTAATTCAGAAATAGAACTAAAAGAAAAAACAGATAGGGTAGAAGATGCTATCTGTGCTACTAAAGCTGCTATTAAAGAAGGGATTGTTCCTGGTGGTGGTATTGCTCTATTAAATGCCGCAACAAATTTAAAAGCTAAGTCTATTGGTGAAACAGTTTTGCTAGAAGCTATTAAAGCGCCTTTTAAAACTATACTTGAAAACGCAGGTGTTGATAATGTTAAAACACCAACTAGAAAAGGACAAGGTTATAACGTGGTTACGGGAAAAATGGTAAATATGACAAAGTCAGGTATTATAGATCCTCTACTTGTTACCAAGAGCGCTCTTCAAAATGCAGCTTCCGTAGCGACTACGATTTTATCTACAGATTGTGTAATTAATAATCTAAGAATTAATGAAGGCAATAGGTAGAAATATAATAATAAAAAAAGCTAAAGAAGGTACCACTAAAACAAAAGGAGGCCTTCTTTTAGCAGAAACACATAGAGACGATATAAGATATGTAGAAGCAACAGTTATTTCGGCTGGCGATGAAATAAACAGTTTAAAAAAAGGTAGTGTCATACTTTATGATAGACACGCTGGACATAAAATAGAAGTTGAAAAAGAAGCATATCACGTTATTAAAGTACAAGATGTTGTAGTTGTGTTATGAGAAGATTAGAGGCGGATGATATAAAAAATCTCAACCTTATGAAACACTACAGGATTATAAGAAAGTGGGCGTGCAAAAATAATAATTTAACAGATTCTGAATTAGAGTTGTTAATATATTTGGACTGCATGGATTTTTTTTCAAAGCAAGATTATAAAACAGGCGTCTATACATACAGCTGGAATAATAGAAGATGGAATAAACTTTTAAAAAGCGGATGGGTAGTGGTATGGAGACATCGGAACAGAACAACACAAAAATATAATTTATATAAAACTTCTGTAAAAGCGAAACAGCTTATAAAAAGAATTTATAAAATAATGCTAGGCGAAGAAGATATAAATATAGGTAGAAGAAATAAAATAATAAATAGCGAAAAATATAGCGATAAAGTTATGACAAAAGCTATTTATAATGTTAATAATGATAATTTAAGATAAATGGCGGGATATTTTGATTTAGGATCCTTGTCTGCAGGAATGCAGAGCGAATCAGGTACAAGATCAAGCTATGATAATTACCAAGGGTATAATGCGTCTACCGGATTAGAATTTGGGCCTCAAGCTATGTTTAGAGCTGGAGGTTACCAAACAGATATGACAAGAGACGGTATGGTTGATACCAAGGAAGAAGGCTGGGGATTATACAATGATATGATCAAAGCTAGCGGGCAATATGACAGGGATATAAGTCAAGGTAATCAAGAAGCTGGTAAATTAAATGCTTTTGGAATTGGAAATGCTTATAAAAGCATAGCCGATACCTCAGGTGAAATTGGAACTTTTGGAGGCATAAGACAGTCAGGCTTTAGAACTTTAGGAGGGGATCCAAATATGAGAATGGGATTTTCTGCTCAAAGAGGTATTAACCAAGGATTGAGACAATTAACGCAAGCTGATAAATATAGAAACACTGTAGCTTTAAGTGGAGCTTTAGGTGTAGCGTCTAGAAATACAGGAGCAGGATCACTTGGCTATAATTCAAACATGAGCGCTGATTATTTAAGAAGAGCTTATTCTTTAACACGACCAGGTCAAAGTGCAACAGCTGGGGCTTCTTGGGCAAATAACGCATTAGGCGGCGGGGCAGCCGGATTAGGTAATTACCGATTTGGTTTAATGTAAACAAATAAAAACAAAAATAATGATTTCAAAAAATTCAAACAAAGTTTTAACAAAAGCTGAACTAGACGGCAATGTAGGGGAAAATGCTTTATGGAGTGGGCCTCTTGATCTTAGCGGATTTCCAATGGGAAAAGGCGCCAGCAACGGCACTTATGGTTTAGAAATTTTAAAAGCTAGTTGCGGATGTGATGGACTAAAAGCCCCTATTACATCTAAAGCAAAATCTTACTAAAATTGTAGAAATGAGACTTTCGATGGGAGATATAAAACTATATGCATTAAACGGAGGCACGCTAGCGGTTAGCATGACTGAAATAGAATTATGGCTAAAAATATTTTTGCTAGTTGTAACTATAGGTTATACCCTGTCAAAGTGGCATGAAATATATAAAAAGAAAAAATAATATGGCTTCAAAATTTTCAGCACCGTTTATGGCAAAATCTCCTTTACTAAAAAAAGGAGACGCACCTTCTCGTAAAAAATCAAAGGGATATTATAACGAAGCTAAAGATTCTGGAACAGGTGCTGCCGCAGGAGGAGGTATGTCTGAAAAAGGCGTGGCAAAATATAGAAGAGATAATCCCGGCAGTAAATTGCAAACCGCTGTTACTAGAGACCCTAAAAAACTTAAACGTGGTAGCAAAGCATGGAAGCGTAGAAAATCATTTTGTGCTAGATCAAAAGGATGGAAATCTAAAAGAGGTTTAGCAGCAAGACGCAGATGGAATTGTTAATATATAAAAAATAAAAAAAATGGGAAATTATAGTCCACTTTCAAAATTTATGTGCACTTCACCGCAAATGGGCGGTGGTAGAGGGCCGGCTCGTATGAATGAAGATAGCCCACTTGAAGGTAATGCTTTTGGTTACGCAATGCAAAAAACAGGCGGTGATTATGAAAAAGCAAAAGCAATGGTAGAAGGTAAAGGCTCTGCTATGCAGATGAAGGGTAAAAAAGTAACAGTAACAACTCAAGACGGTAAAAAAGTTGAAGTTGATAGTAGATCTGCGGAAGCTGCCCACGCTAGAAGATACGGAGGCGGAAGACAAGATTCACATCAAGATGATCAATAAAATAACAGATTAAGACTGTATAAACATAGTTAAAACAATAACAATAACAAAAAACAAAAAAAATGGCAATAAGATTAAAATTAACTAATACTGCTAGCGCACCAATCGTGTTAAATGCAAGTTCTATTATTACTTTGTACGCTAACAACACAGACAGTGCGTGCTACGTATTAAATTCAAATTCACAAGCTGATCAAAATTTAGGTAGTACTAAACTTGCTGGTCAGTTTACGATAACTGGCGGAAGTTACAATGATTTCGCTAAAGAAATAAACTCAGCGCTAACATCTAATCCAGGAGGTCCAGTGATAAAACTTCACACTGAGGCTCAAATAACAGACTACGTAATACTACCAGGATAAAATAACAAAATAATAAAACAAAAAAATGGGATATTTAAAATTAACAAACGTTGACTCAGGCTACAAAGGAGGTGCCCCTTTCGTATTAAACTTAGACTATATTTTACAGTTTAAAGCAAATTCAAACTTCGGCATTGACATATTAACAACAGCATCAACAGGTCAAGGCGTAATGGAAGGTTTTATTTCAGTAGACAGTGGTAGCACCACTGCTGACGAAGTAATAGCTTTACAAAAAGAAATAGATAACGCTATAACGGCTTCACCTGGAAGTAGGGTTATAGAATTGCCTACAACAACTAAACTAACAGGCTTTAGCCTTGGGATCTAAATAAAAACTAATATGGCTTTTAAAATGAAAGGCGCTCCCTACGTGGAAGATAATACACCTATATATTATGTAAACATGCAGGACGGCGCTATTGGAAAAGCCAATAATAATGGAACTATTATCATAGCGGATGGTTGCTCCAAAGAGCAGGAAAACGATGTTATTGCTCACGAAAAAATACACATTGAACAAATGCTAAGAGGTGATCTGAACTATGATGATGACTATGTTTACTGGAAAGGAAAAAAATATCCTAGAAGTAAAATGAATGAGGGCGCTAAAAATTTACCCTGGGAAGCTGAAGCATATAGAAGAGCTTAAGGAAAAAAAGTAAATTATAAGTAATAATATTAATATAACAATTAAATTTAATATTATGAAAAAATTAATCACAACATTATTTAGTTTATTTTTATTTTTTAGTGTTTATTCACAAGAACAGTTTTCAGGCAATTGGGTACCATCAAATAATCAAAAATGGGTTAATAGCCAAGCAAACGTTAGAGCAAAATATGTTAAAAATTTTAATATAATTGCAAATGATATATTTATAGTTTCTTATTTAACAGATAGAGATTACATAGAATATCAATATAAAAATCCGTTAACCGTATTTGATAAATCTAAATTTATAGAAAGAAAAGACTTTCACGAAGAGGTTTTAGATTATAATGAAAAAAATATAAAAACTATTTTTTATAATTCTAATAACAATTATAGAGTTTATATAAATTACTATTTAAAAAACAAAACAAATATTATAGCTACATATATTGATTTTGACACCGAACAAGTTAAAGGCGTGGTAGCTTATCAAAGAAAAAAATAAAAAATTATGTACAAACAATCACCCGGCAGAATGAACATGCCAAAAACAGGACGAGGCATACCTAGCGCCTTGCCAATGAGCCCTTTAAATAAATTCCCTGTTAAGCCGGGGATGAAGCTTTCAAAATATGAAAAGTTATTAGACAAAACATCAGGCAATATTTTAACTGATGAAGAAGCTAGTAATATTTTGTCTAGTTCACCAGACACTGACTTAAGTCAATATGAGGGTGTAACAAATTTAACAGGGGTATCAAAAGACATGGAAGGTAGAGCTTCTATTTCTGAAAGAATTTCTGGCCCTCAAGGAAGAACAAGAAGCTATCAAGGCTATCAATTTCCAGAAGTTTCTAATGTTACTGGATCTAATACATCTCGAAATGAAGCTAATGAGGTTGATGGTTTTTCATTTCCTAGTGAAGCTAATTATAATCTAACTAATAGAACTCAAAAACAAATTGGCAACTTAATACAAAGTAGCAATATTGCAAGCAATAGAAATGTAACTGAACCGGAATCAAAACGGACGACTTCTCCTAAAGGTGAAAATATTTACACCACAGCTAGAGTTACAGGTCAACAAGATGTTTCTCAATTAATACCAAATGTTAGGTATAGTGGCGGAAAAGCATTTATGACCCCAAGAGAACAAGTAACTAATTTGACTCAAATGAATAAGAATTTTCCTTCAGCTTTTACAGAAAGCCAAATACAAAGTAATATTTCACAAAATCCAAATCAATATTATGCTACCGGGGGTAACTACCAAAGACGGGAAGGTAATATTGGCATTGGTAAAAATGTAAAAGACGCTTATGAGCATATGGACTTTACAGGCAGCATGCAGGCTCCTACAACTGGAAGTGGCCCAGCAAGTAATATATATCAAGCAATTACTAGACGTCAGGAAAACGAAGCATTAAGAAACGCTGAAAAAAATAAATCCGAAGACTACTACTCCACTAGTAGAAGAAAGGGAAGAAGCGTTAGAGCAAGAAGATAAATTATAATGAAAAAAATTTGGCAGTGGCTAACTGGCAATGTAATTAAAGAAGTCGGGGATGTTATTGATAAGCTTACAACTACTAAAGAAGAAAAGTTAGAGGCGCAAAGATTAATAACTGAAATTCTAGAAAAAGCTGATAAAGAAGCTCAAGAACAAGTAACAGCAAGATGGGAATCGGATATGAAGTCTGATTCCTTCTTGTCTAAAAATATACGTCCATTAGTACTTATATACTTAACAGTTATATTTACTATATGTGCTTTTTTTGATGGCAACATTGGGGAGTTTAAAATAGCAGAAGAATACATACCTATATTTCAAACATTATTAGTTACTGTTTATGGTGCTTATTTTGTTGGTAGAACTTGGGAAAAAGCTAAAAGTATAGGTAATAATAAATAAAAATCAATTAAATTAAATTAAATTATGGCAAAAGCAAAAAAAATTAAAAAAGAAGAATTAGAAATTATTGTTAAAACTAACACTGAAATTTCTAACGTATTAACTCAAATAGGGGGAATTGAAGCCCAAAAGCATTCGCTATTGCACCGTATTGCAGAATTAAATCAAGTTATTGAAAATGAAAAACAAAAACTTGAAAAAGAATACGGGCAAGTTTCAATTAATTTAGAAACAGGAGAGTACGAAGAGATTAAAGCTAGTGAATAATGGATTCTGTAGTTAGAAAAATAAGCATTGGCTCAGACTACAAAAACGACGCAATGCATTATTCTGTAGGTCAGCAAGTTTATGGCGGTCATCAAATATCGCATATAATTTTTGATCAAACAGACAATTCGTATAATATACATATAAAAAAGAATAATGAAATATTGCCTTGGAAAAAATTCAATTCTAATATGGCTATTTCAGTTGAATACGATTTGGAGTACTAATGAATGCATTGTATGACTTTATTGTTAAACCTGTTGGTAAAAAATACAGTAATACAGTACAGGTTGGCGATAAAAAATTAGTTGTTAATACTAAAATTGAAAACTGGAAGTTTGTTAATAGATTAGCGGAGGTTATTCAAGTACCATTAGCTTTTAATACTGGTATAAAAAAAGGCGATAAAGTTATAATACATCAAAATGTATTTAGAACTTTTTATGATATGAAGGGTAAAAAGAAAAAAAGTAGATCTTTTTTAAATGAAGATCATCATCTTTGTTCTTTTGATCAAATATATTTATATAAAAATAAAAGTGGTTGGCACACTGTAGGCGAAAGATGCTTTGTCCAGCCTATAAAAGATAAGCAAGATTTAACTCTAAATAAAGAGCGAAGCCTTGTTGGTATATTAAAATACAGCAATAGCTCTTTAAAAGCGCTTAAAATTAACCCAGGGGACTTAGTTGGATTTACTCCAAATAGTGAATGGGAGTTTTTAGTTGATAATGAGCGATTGTATTGTATGAAATCAAATGATATTGTAATTAAATATGAATACCAAGGAGACGAAGAAAAATATAATCCAAGCTGGACGCAAAGCAGTTGAGGAGCTTATAAAAGTAGCTAAAGAGCCTATCGTTGATTCTGATGATGATATTTCTGCAGATCGACTAAAAAACGCGGCTGCTACAAAAAAACTTGCTATTTTTGATGCTTTTGAAATACTTGCTAGAATTGAAAACGAAGAAGATTTGTTGAATGAAAAACCAAAAGAAGTTAAAGAAGAAAGAACTTTTAAAGGTTTTGCAGAAGGTAGATCTAAGTAATGTATAAGCAAACATTATACAAAGTATTAAAAGACCATATAAGGCCTAATGTTTTAAAAAAACAAAATAGGTATAAAAAATGGGAGTATGGCTATAATAAAGATTACGATATTATAGTTATAAGTAAAACAGGTGAGATAGGTGAAATATATGAAATACAAAATTTAAAAATAGCACTTCCTAAAGAAGCAAATGTATTTAAATTTAATTCTAACACCTGGGAACATACGCCATACCCAAAGGAACTTAAAAAAATAAAGTCAGTTTTTGACTGGGAAGAATACCCTAAAGACTTTAAAGAAAAGTGGTACGATTATATAGACGACGAATTTATCAGAAGAGAAGAGGGCTTTTGGTTTTATAATAAAAACGTGCCGACTTATATTACAGGTACACATTATATGTATTTGCAGTGGTCTAAAATTGATGTAGGCCAACCTGATTTTAGAGAATCAAATAGATTGTTTTATATATTTTGGGAAGCCTGCAAAGCCGATCGAAGATCTTACGGTATGTGTTATCTTAAAAACCGCCGATCCGGATTTTCATTTATGTCATCAGCGGAAACCGTTAACATGGCAACTATATCTAGCGATTCAAGATTTGGTATATTGTCAAAGTCAGGGCCTGATGCTAAAAAAATGTTTACAGATAAAGTTGTACCGATATCGGTTAACTATCCTTTTTTCTTTAAGCCAATACAAGACGGTATGGACCGTCCGAAAACTGAGCTTGCGTATCGCGTACCAGCTACTAAATACACAAGAAGGAAGCTTGAAACAAATGAAAAAGCTCAAGAACTTGATGGACTAGACACAACTATTGACTGGAAAAATACAGGTGATAATAGCTATGACGGTGAAAAATTAAAGTTATTGGTGCACGATGAAAGCGGTAAATGGGAAAGGCCTACAAATATATTGAATAATTGGCGAGTAACAAAAACTTGTTTAAGATTGGGATCTAAAGTAATAGGCAAGTGTATGATGGGTTCAACTAGTAACTCTTTAGATAAAGGGGGAGATAACTTTAAAAAATTATACTATGACTCAGATGTTACCCAAAGAAACGCCAATGGACAGACTCGCTCAGGACTATATAGTTTGTTCATACCTATGGAATGGAATTACGAAGGATACATTGATTCTTATGGGTTACCTGTATTCGATAAACCAAAAGGTGAGGTTAAAGGTCCCCAAGGTGAAATAATAGATCAAGGTGTAATTGAGTATTGGGAAAATGAAGTTGAAGGTTTAAAGCAAGATCAAGATGCATTAAACGAATTTTATAGACAATTCCCGCGCACTGAAAAACATGCTTTTAGGGATGAGTCTAAAGAATCTTTATTTAATTTAACTAAAATATATCAACAGGTTGATTATAATGAAGATTTACAAAACTCTAATATAGTTTCAAAAGGAAACTTTCAGTGGGAAAATGGTATAAAAGACTCTAAAGTAATATTTGTTCCAAATCCTAATGGTAGGTTTAATATATCCTGGGTTCCTAGTGCAAATTTACAAAATAGAGTAATAGTAAAAAACGGAATTAAGTATCCCGGCAATGAACATATGGGTGCTTTTGGATGTGATTCATATGATATATCAGGTACCGTAGGTAACAGAGGATCTAACGGAGCATTGCACGGGCTTACTAAGTTTAGTATGGAAGATGCCCCTCCAAATAGATTTTTTTTAGAATATATAGCTAGACCTCAAACTGCTGAAATATTTTTTGAAGATGTACTAATGGCTTGTGTATTTTACGGGATGCCATTATTAGCAGAAAATAATAAGCCAAGACTTTTATATCATTTTAAAAGAAGAGGCTATAGAGGGTATTCAATGAATAGACCCGATAAAAAATATAATAAGCTATCTACTACAGAAAGAGAATTAGGGGGAATACCTAACTCTAGTGAAGATATAAAACAAGCTCATGCCGCCGCTATTGAAACATATATTGAAACATTTGTTGGTTTAAATGAAACTGGCTATGGGGATATGTATTTTCAAAGAACGCTAGAGGACTGGGCTAAATTTAATATAAATAACAGAACAAAACACGATGCCTCTATTAGTAGCGGTTTAGCTATTATGGCTTGTAATAAAAATTTATATGCCCCATCAACTCCTGTAAATAGGGTTGTTTATAATTTAGGATTTAAAAAATACGACAACAAAGGTTTTGTGTCAAAAATAAAAGAATAAATGAATATATACACGGATACTAATAGTGTTTTTCCTAGCCAAGTGGTTAGTGATGAAGAAAAAGCATCCTATGAGTACGGACTTCAGGTGTCTAGGGCTATTGAGCAAGAGTGGTTTAAACAAGGCCGTACAAACGGTAATAGATATTTAGCTAATTGGAATAACTTTCATTTATTAAGACTTTATGCTAGAGGCGAGCAGCCTATTCAAAAATATAAAGATGAGTTAGCTATTAATGGTGATTTGTCTTATTTAAATTTAGATTGGAAACCGGTACCGGTTATTGCTAAGTTTGTCGACATTGTAACTAATGGTATTGCTCAAAAAGAATATGATATTAAAGCATACGCACAAGATCCATATTCAATAAAAAAGAGAACAGATTACGCTACAGCAGTATTAAAAGATATGTACAGCCAGCAGCAAATTGCAATGGCTAAACAAAAATTGGGTTTAGATATTTCATCGGCACCTTCTGTGCAACAAATGCCACAAACACCCGAAGAGCTTGAGCTGCATATGCAACTTACTTACAAGCAAAACGCCGAAATAGCAAACGAAGAGGCGATTAATAATGTATTAGCATTTAATAAATACAAACTAACCAACAAAAGAATTGTTGATGATTTAGTAACTCTTGGTATAGGCGCTATAAAAACAGGCTTTAATACAGCTGAAGGTATAACCGTTGATTATGTTGACCCAGCGTATATGGTTTATTCTTATACAGAAGATCCAAACTTTGAAGATATATATTATGTTGGCGAAATAAAGTCAATAACTATTCCAGAACTTAAAAAAGAATTTCCTAATATATCTGAAGAAGAATTAGCAAAAATTCAAAAAACGCCAGGCAATCGTCAATATATAACCGGATGGGGTAATTATGACGAAAATACAGTTCAAGTATTATATTTTGAATACAAAACGTACATGAATCAAGTATTTAAAATTAAGCAAACTGATCAAGGTTTACTTAAAGCTATTGAAAAGCCTGATACTTTTAATCCTCCACCAAATGATAATTTTGAAAGGGTTTCAAGAAGTATTGAAGTTTTATATTCAGGAGCTAAAGTTTTAGGTACAGACACAATGTTAAAATGGCAGTTAGCAGAAAATATGTCACGTCCGTTTTCTGATACTACTAAAGTTGAAATGAGCTATGCTATTTGCGCTCCTAAAATGTACAAAGGCAAAATAGAATCAATCGTGAGCAGAATAACCGGTTTTGCTGATATGATACAATTAACGCATTTAAAGCTGCAACAGGTAATGTCTAAATTAGTACCGGACGGTGTATTTTTAGATATGGACGGCTTAGCTGAAGTGGATCTTGGTAATGGTACAAATTATAATCCAGCGGAAGCATTGAATATGTATTTCCAAACTGGTTCTATTGTAGGTAGATCATTAACTCAGGATGGTGAGCTAAACAGGGGCAAAGTACCTGTACAAGAATTAACAACATCTAGTGGTGGCGCAAAAATACAAAGCTTAATAGCTACATACCAATATTATTTGCAAATGATCCGTGATGTTACGGGATTAAATGAAGCAAGAGATGGAAGCTTACCTAATAAAGACGCTTTAGTTGGGTTGCAAAAAATGGCCGCTAATGCTTCTAATGTTGCTACAAAACACATACTAGATGCTAGTTTGTTTATAGCGTTAAGATGTTGTGAAAATATTTCATTAAAAATGGCTGATGTGTTAAGCTATCCGCTTACTGCAGAAAGTTTAAAAAATAGTATATCAAATTCAAATGTAGCAATACTAAATGAATTAAGTATGCTTAATTTGCATGATTTTGGTATATACTTAGAGCTAGAGCCTGATGATGAAGATAAAGCGCAGTTAGAGCAAAATATACAAATTGCTTTAAAATCTGGGGGTATAGCATTAAGTGATGCAATTGACATACGCCAAATAAAAAATATTAAGCTTGCTAATCAATTGCTAAAAATTAAGCAAACAGAAAAACAAAAGCAAGACCAAGCTGCAAAGCAAGCTAATATACAAGCTCAAGCGGCCGCCAACCAACAAACCGCAGAAAAAGCTGCGTTGTTTGAAGTGCAAAAAACTCAAGCCGTTACAGAAAGTAAAATTCAAATTGAGCAAGCGAAAATTCAATTTGAAATACAGAAAATGGAGCAAGAGGCTAATTTGAAAAAATTATTAATGGCCGAAGAGTTTAATTACAATATGCAATTAGCCGATGTTCAACAATCAGCTAAAACGCGAAAAGAAAAAGAAATAGAAGATAGAAAAGATAAAAGAACTCAAATGCAGGCTACTCAGCAAAGTAAAATGATTGAGCAGCGTAAAAATAATACGCCCCCAGTTAATTTTGAATCTGCTGGGTTTGATACCATGAGCGGCTTTGGATTTGAGCAATTTGATCCTAAATAAAATTACTATTTAATTATTTAATTATATTATATTATGTCAGAAACAGTAAAACAAGAAGGCGATTTTAAATTAAAATCTAAACCTAAAAAATTAGTGCCAACGAATGATGAACCCATTAAAGTTAATTTAGCTGAACCAAAAGCGGCTGAAGAAACGGAAGGTGATATCGCAAAGGTGGTAATTAAAAACGAAGACAAAGATGCCGTTCAAGAACAAGGCTCAGAGGACAGCGTGTTACGCTCAAGCGAGCCGGATGAAAAAACAGGGCAAGAAACCAACGTGGAATTGCCAACAGTGGGACAAGGAGACGAAGGGCCCGTTGAAAATGTTATTCAAGAAATAACAGAAGAAAAAGTTGAAAAAATAGAGCAAGAGGTAAAAGAGGCTGTACAAAATAAAGAAGTATTAGGCAAACCTTTACCGGAAAATATTGAAAAGCTAGTTTCATTTATGGAAGAAACAGGTGGCACAATAGAAGATTACGCTCGATTAAATATTGATTATTCAAATGTAGATAACAATACATTGCTTAAGGAGTATTATAGTAAAACAAAACCTCATTTAGATTCAGAAGATATTTCAATATTAATGGAAGATTTCTCCTATGATGAAGAACTAGATGAGCCAAAAGAAATACGCAAAAAGAAAATTGCGTTTAAAGAAGAAGTTGCAAAAGCCAAAAACTTTTTAGAGGAAACTAAGAAAAAATATTACGACGAAATCAAGTTGAGACCCGGCGTAACTCAGGACCAACAAAAAGCTATGGACTTTTTCAATCGATATAATGAAGGTCAGAAAAAGGCTGCTGAAAATTATGAAAGTTTTAAACAAAAAACTGAAAATTTATTTTCTGAAGAATTCGAAGGTTTTGAATTTAATTTAGGAGAAAAGAAATTTAGGTATAATGTTTCAAACCCAAAAGAGGTGGCTTCAATTCAATCGGATATTAACAACATCGTAGGGAAGTTCCTTGCGGAAGATGGTAGTGTTGTAGACGAGAAGGGTTATCATAAGGCCATGTTTGCAGCTTACAATGCTGATAAAATAGCAAGTCATTTTTACGAACAAGGTAAAGCTGACGCTGTTAAAGAGGTTGTAAGTAAATCTAAAAATCCAAGTATAGATACTGCCAGAGAGGCACCAAAAGATGTATTTATAGGAGGGTTAAAAGTTAGAGCAATAAGTGGTACTGATTCTTCTAAACTAAAAATTAAAACAAAACGATTTAACTAAAAAAAATTAAAATTATGGCTATATCACCAGAATTTGGTTCAATTAAACCATCTCAAGCCCAACAAACACTTAGTGACAATTATTTGTCATTCGACGGCGCTGCCGGAGGAAACTTTGCGCAACAGTATTTACCTGAGATTTACGAACAAGAAGTAGAGCGTTACGGAAACCGTACGTTATCTGGATTCTTACGTATGGTAGGTGCTGAAATGCCAATGACATCTGATCAGGTTATCTGGTCTGAACAAAATAGACTACACGTTGCATATGATGATGTTACTGTCACAAATGGAACAACTTTAACAATTAATAATATTTCTGCGGTTGCAGGACCTAACTTTGTACAAAACTTAGTTTCAAAAAACCAAACTTTAGTTGTAATTAATCCAGCTACTGGAAAAGAAGCTAAATGTATTGTTACAGTTACTCCTGCTTCAACAGCCACAGCTACAATTGCTGTTGCAACTTATGGATCTGCTGATTTAGTAACTGCAAATGGTGCAGATAACCCTGCTCCTTTTGCTACAAATGACGCAGTAAAAATCTTCGTATACGGTTCTGAATATCAAAAAGGATCAACTTTAGTTGGAGATGCCTATGTAAGCATTGAACCAACTTTTACTCAATTTTCTAATTCACCAATCATCATTAGAAACCAGTATCAAGTATCTGGATCTGATATGGCTCAGATTGGATGGGTAGAAGTTGCTACTGAAGACGGAACATCTGGATACTTATGGTATTTAAAAGCTGAATCTGAAACTCGTTTACGTTTTGCAGATTACTTAGAAATGTCTGTAGTAGAAGGTAAAAAAGTTGTTACTGGTGACGGTGTTGCAGGATATAACACTAAATTATCAGGAACTCAAGGTCTTTTTGACGCAATTGAAGACAGAGGTAATATCCAAACTGGATTTACAGCTGCTAATGGTCTTACTGAATTTGATGCTATTTTGAAAAATCTTGATACTCAAGGGGCTATTGAAGAAAACATGCTTTTCTTAAATCGCCAAACTGCATTAGATTTTGATGACATGCTAGCTGCTTTGTCTCAAGGGCAATCAGGAGGTACTGCTTATGGTCTATTTGAGAACTCAGAGCAAATGGCTTTGAATCTTGGATTTAGCGGTTTCCGTAGAGGATCTTACGATTTTTACAAAACTGACTGGAAATACTTAAACGACGCTTCTACTCGTGGTGCACTTGATTACACTGTACAAGGAATTGAAGGTGTATTAGTACCAGCTGGAACTTCAACTGTTTACGATCAAATCTTAGGAACTAATATCCGTCGTCCATTCTTGCACGTGCGATATAGAGCTTCTCAAGCTGATGACCGTAGAATGAAGTCTTGGTTGACTGGTTCAGCAGGAGGCGCTTTCACATCTGATCTTGATGCAATGCAAGTTAACTTCTTGTCTGAAAGATGTTTATGTGTACAGGCTGCTAATAACTTTGTAATTTTCAAAGGAGCTTAATCATACTTTTAAATCTTAGGGTCACTTATCGTGGCCCTAGGGTTTTATTATTAACTATTTAATTTTATTATATTATGGCTAAAGAAGTCAAAGCAGAAGAAACTGTTGAGGTTGCACCTCAGCCTGTTGTTAAACAAAATAAAAAAGTTGAACAACCTAAAAAACCAGAATGGGAAATTAAAGATAGAACTTATTATATATTAGGTAAAAATCCATTAACCCATACAATACATTCAAAGCATACATCTAAGCATCCTTTACTTTATTTTGATGCAAAAAAAGGTGTACAAAGAGAACTTAGGTATGCAACAAATCAAACATCTCCATTTGTAGACGAGCAAAAGGGAGAAGTTACTCTTGGACACATCATATTTAAAAATGGTGATTTATTTGTTCCAAAAGAAAAACAAAATTTACAAAAATTACTTTCTCTATATCATCCACTTAAGGATAAACTATATTCAGAATTTAGCCCAGTTGAGGTTGCTGAAGATGATTTAGAAATTTTAGATGTTCAAATTGATGCTTTAAACATTGCAAGAGACATGGACATTGACCAAGCTGAAGCAATTTTAAGAACAGAGATGGGATCTAAAGTTTCAAAAATGAGTTCTAAAGAATTAAAAAGAGATTTACTTCTTTTTGCTAGACAAAAACCATATTTATTTCTTGAACTTGCAAATGATGAAAATGTGCAGTTAAGAAATGTAGCAATTATTGCTGCTGAAAATGGTATAATTTCTTTATCTCAAGACCAAAGAACATTTACATGGGCATCTAACGGCGCTAAGCTAATGACCGTTCCATTTGATGAAAATCCATATTCAGCTATGGCTGCGTTCTTTAAAACCGATGAGGGCGTACAAGTTTTTAAATCTATAGAGAAAAAACTAAAATAATGCGTAATAATAATATGTTAGGGTGTTGCTTACCGCAATGCCCTGGTGTATTATAATAAAAATATAAGATGGCGGTAAACGTAAATTCAGTATATCAAACAGTTTTATACTTACTTAACAAAGAACAAAGAGGGTATATAACTCCAGAAGAGTTTAATAAACTTGCAACACAAGTACAACTTGAAATATTCGAAGATTATTTTTCAGACGCCAATCAATTAGTGCGCAAAGACCAACTTAATGCACAAAATGATTCAGAATTTTTTAATCCTGTTAAAGATATAGAATATAAGCTGTATCCATTTCAAAAAGAAGCTTTGTTTTCATATGACAATACTAATGACATATGGACAACAACAGAAAATGTTTATAAAGTTGGTGATGTAATAGCTAATTACACAGTAGATCAAAACCCTGCTGTAAACTCAGTGGCAGAATTAACTACAATAAAAGAATATAACTTAATAACAAGATCAAAATTAACTGCTCCTACAAAAAGCTATCCGCTTTTTTACATTTCAAATCAAACAAATTCTACGACTTTAGATAAGACATCTTCTTTAAAAGTTTTTCCTAAGCCAGACTCTTTATTGTGTAACATTTTAACAACACCTTCTAATGTTTATTGGGGTTATACAATTGGGTCAGTTGGGCAATTTTCTTATAATAATAGCTTATATAGCTCTTCAAACCCTAACGGTAGTATAAATTTTGAATTAGATATTTCCGAGCAAACTAATATTATACTTAATATTCTTAAATATTGTGGTATGGTAATTAGCGATGGTAATATTATACAAGCCGCTATGAATGAAATACAACAGAATAAAGTAAATTTAAAAAGCTAATAAATGTCTTTAATAACACAAACTAATCAGCAATATTACCAGGGTGCACAGCAATTTGTATCAACAACAAACGCGCAAAATGAGACATTTCCAACTACATTTGATACTCCTTTAGTTTTTAAAGATTGGGACCCAAACAATACAGATTACGCTTTAAACAATTTTAAAATATATACAAGCCCTACTGGATTACCCGGAAGTTGGGACGAATATGTTTCCCAATATGATGTTGAAAATAATGTTATTACCATAAGTGCTGCTTTGCCTACCAATACTTTTGTAGTTGTACAACTTAAAACATTAACCGGCGGTAACTACGGAGATACCAACTCTGAAAAAGCATTTGGTGAAACCGTAGAAGAAGGATATGGTGATTATGAATATATAAAATTAGGTGACGCTATAGACAACTTTATGGTTGGCTATGTAGGCGATGGTAAAATTATACAAAAAGCTAAAAAATCTGATGTTGTATTTTTTGCTAAAAGAAATCTACAAGAGTTTAGTTATGATACTTTAAAAAGTATAAAATCAGCGGAGTTAACAATACCACCAAATTTAAGCGTAATTATACCGCAAGATTATGTTAATTATGTAAAAGTATCATGGATAGATAAACAAGGCGTAAAAAGGCCTATATATCCGGCTAATAACTTAACAATTAACCCAACGGAAACTCCATTACAAGATAATAACGGGGTGCCTATGCAGGATAATTTTGGGGAAAACGCGGAGAGTACATCGATAACAAAAGAAAGATGGAGTGAAAACAATACAGATATATTAAACTCAGAATGGGCGGCTGATTGGGCTGAATGGGGTTATACTGCATACGGCTTTGGTCCTTACGGCTCATGGGGTACAGGTGAATTATATGGAATGGACCCTCAGTTTTCGCAAGTTAATGGATGGTTTAGTTTAGACCATAGAGATGGCAAAATGACATTTTCAAGTAATTTAGCAAACAAAATAATAGTCCTAGAATACATTTCTGATGGCCTTGCTTATGACTTAGACACAAAAGTACCAAAGCTAGCTGAGGATGCTTTATATTCAGCTATAATGTACTCTATTGTGTCCACAAGAGCTAATCAACCGGAATATATTGTACAAAGACTAAGAAGAGAGCGTAGCGCAAAATTAAGAAATGCAAAAATTAGATTATCTAACATAAAACTTGATGAAATAGTGCAAGTAATGAGAGGTAAATCTAAATGGATAAAAAGTTAATATATGGCTAAAATAACCAATGCTTTTATAAAGTCCAAAATGAATAAGGACTTAGATGCTCGCCTATTACCGCAAGGAGAATATAGAGACGCTCAGAATATACAAATTAGCCAATCCGAAAACTCAGATGTTGGTAGTGTGCAAAATGTGCTTGGTAATGTTCAAGTTTTTAGTTTTGAAGGTCAGCTAGGTGTATCTGGGTTAGTATCTATAGGAATACTTGCTGATCAAGACAAAAGTGATATATATTTATTTTTAACAAATGACACCGATCATTTTATAATAAAATATAATAATCAAAGCAGTGCTTTAAACATATTAACACAAGGATCCTATCTTAATTTTAATAAAAACACAAGAGTTAACGGCATAACATTAATAGAAGATTTGCTTTTTTGGACCGATAATAATAATCAGCCAAGAAAACTAAATGTACAAACAGCCGTAGGAAATCCTAATTATTACACAAATGAACAGCATATATCTGTAGCTAAATTTGCACCCTATAAAGCTCCCAGGCTTGTAGACCTATCTTCAACGGCAGATATAAAACCTTCCACAATGTCTAATGCCGCGGATTTACCCACTGTATTAATAGGTACATTGCAATGGACAACAGTTAATTTAAATGTTGATAAATTAAACGACGGAACCGCTATTGTAGAAGCTACTGATTTAAGCGAGTGGCAGAATTTTGATGCAAACAACCAACCAGCTTGGTGCTACTACGATTTTAACCCTGCTAATGGGGAGGTTTACGGTAAGCTTTATAATAAACACGCTGCTGAGCACCCTAAAATTGCTCCTAATGGATATAGGGTTGCTAAAAAAAATGATTGGACAACATTAATTAACGGAGTTGGTGGCGTAGCAAACGCTAATAGAATTAAAAACACTAATTCTAGTCCAATTGTGGATCAACAAGGAAATAACAATTGGCCTGCTTTTTATGTAGCCGGTACTTGGGCTGCTGGTCAGCAAGGCGACTTTGATACAAACGTATTTTTTAATTCTAGACCGGGAGGTTATGCTGATGGCATAGGAGGCCCTGGGCTTACCGGGTTTTTAAAAATAGGAGGAAGCGGAGCGCCATTGTCTTCAAACCCTGACGAAGCGGTTAAATACTGGGCAATTCAAGTTGGTAACCCCGCGGAAGAAGTTTTAGTGTCAGGCACAAATAATAATATTGTTAAACAAGCAATACCAGCTACAGGTACTCCTGGATATTACATAAGATGTATAAGAGATGACAACTATGAGGGGTGGAATGGAGATCCCGCGTATATGCAAGATAAATTTTTAACTTTTAGTTACAGATTTAAATTTGATGATAACGAATATTCTTTAATTGCCCCATTTACACAAGCAGCATTTGTGCCTAATCAAAATGGTTATTTTTACGATGGAGATGAAGATGCAACATTTAGATCTACAATTGTAGAATTTATGCAAAACAATATTAATAATCTTGTTTTAAATATTGAATTACCATCAGGCAGCCCGTATAAAGATTATAAAATAACCGAAATAGATATAATAGTAAAAGAATCAGACGGTGTAGTTTATAAAGTTGTAGAAAGTATACCAGTTGATGATTCTTTTGATGTATTATATACAGACAGAATAACTACAACAACCGCAATTGGCACATATACGGCTACCAAAATTGTTACTACAGATTTATTAAATGGTATAATTCCAGGCTATTATTTAGAAGAAATAAACGGAGTGGCTCTTCCTGCGCCTGTTTTAGTGGTAGCGGTTGAATACAATCCAACAACAACACCTCCTCAGTATGAAATTACAATGGAAGGAGCTGTAACATATTCTGACGGTGATACTTTTTCTTGGGATTATTCACCTACCCCAGTTTATCAATACGAATATGAATCTACTAAACCTTATAAAACTTTGCCCGAAAGAGAGGTGGTTAGAGTTTATGATGAAGTGCCAATCAGAGCAAAAGCTCAAGAAACGGCCGGCAATAGAATAATGTATGCAAATTTTGTTGCAAATCATGCTAGTCTAAATAGTTTAGATTATGAAATTTCTGCTGATGAAAAAAATTTACAAGAAACAACAGAATATCCAAATCACAATATAAAACAAAATAGGAATTACAAGGTAGGAATAGTTTTAGCTGATAAATGGGGCAGACAGTCAGATGTTATATTGTCTAAATATGATAATCTTTTAAATGAATTTGGTGAATTCCAAAAAGGGTCAAATTTATTTCACAATTTTAAATCTCCAAATTTTTTACCTCTTCTAAACGCTTGGGATGGCGACCAGCTGAAAATAAAAATGAATGATATTATACCTGAAGAGCAAAACTTTTCAGGAATTGCAGGCTACCCAGGCACTTATGCAATAGGAAAGTATTGGTTAACAGAATTTCCTGATATAATTAATTTTCAACCTCCTGAAAAATATTTTAGATTTGACAGCATAAATGCTAATGGCACTTATGTATACAAGCTAGACAAGCTTTTTGATAATTGGGCTACTACGTATTCTGAGTATTTTAATTCTAGTAAATATTTAAGAGGATATTACAATGATTATATAGGAATTGTATCAGCAACTATAGACGGAGCGGGTGTTGTTACGTTAACTACATTAGAAAAAATTTCTAACGAGTATTTATTTGAATACACTAGCACTGATATTGATGTATCCGGAAGTAAAGGAAATGCAGTTTATGACATAAACGAGCTAGGATATTATTCTTATAGAATAGTTGTTCAACAAAAACAGCAAGATTACTATAATGTTTATTTGCCAGGCATTGTAAATGGCTATCCAATAAATGACTTTAATGACGAAAGAAATCAGACGGCTCACATAGTATTAATTAATGATAATATAAATAAAATACCTAGAGATTTAAAAGAAGTTGGGCCTGTTCAAACAGAGTTTAATAGTAGCGTTAAACTATATGGTAGAGTAACAAATTTAACCGGAACTCAGTCTACTTCAATAATAAATCAACAATATTTTCCAGCTCCAATTCCTGATACAGTAACCTTAATAGGTTCTCAAAGGGAGCTTTTTGGGCCTGCTGATTATACAACAACTGACTCTGGGTTTTTAAATGGATTATGTTTATATCCCGGTTTTGCAGTTCAATATAACGAAGAAAGTCTTGATCCCAGTGGTAATGTTTCTGGATCTTTAAGAAAATATACAAATATAAATCCTTTAGTAGCTAGAATAAATACTATTAACCCTATAGGGGAAACAGAAAATGAATTTACAACAAATGCAAATAGAACATATCCTAACTCTATGTATTTGGCTGTTTATGAAACTGCACCTACAGAATCAGTATTAGATATATATTGGGAAACATCCACGTCAGGTTTAATTTCTGATTTAAACAATGCCGTATTAAGCTCATCAACATCTGAGCTGCCTACAGGATTATCTACTTTTACCTTTGCTATTGAAGAAGACGATGCCGCAGGAACTCCCGTTACCTCTGCATTTTTTCCAACAAATTCAAATGGCGACATTGCTAATACAACAGGAGAATTAATACAGGTTTTTTCTAAAGATATATATGGAAATTTAAACTATTCAGTTAATAGAGCTACAGTACCCGGGGGTACAAATGAATTTTCTTTAATTCAACAGAGTAATGGCTCCTATAAAATACAAGTAAATATTCCTCAAGCTTATTTAGAAAATTCTGAATTATTAGACTATTATTTATTTGTAATGGAATTTACATCTGAGACCGGTGAATCAGTAACTTTAAACGCGGAATCTACTCTTGTAAATAAACCACCAGGGTTTTTACCTAATATACATAGTTCGCAAACTGACCCCACTGAGTTGTTCATATTGACGGATGTAAGCGCAGAAGAAATTTTTATTATGGGAAATACTGCGCAAGGTGCTGTTACGAACAATAGATTGGTAGCTACTAACGGAAGTGTTAATAACGAAAAAAGACATATAGGGAATACTGTAGAAATTATAGCCGGGACTAAAGTATTCAACAGTGTAGCCACAGAACTAATACTTAATGATCCAACTCAAGATGATGAGTTTTATATTCCTTTTACATATTCTACGGCTTACACAACACAAAATTTAAATGGTGCACCCACATATCCTATAATGAGAAGATCAGAATACGGGCCAATGACTGCGGGCGCATTTTATGAATTAACTATACAAGTTACGGATCCTGGAGGGCTTTCTAATACTTGTAAAGTACAATGGGTAGCAGGGTTAAAAAGATATGACGGATTTGTTACTTGGTCTCCCTATGTTAATCAAAGTTCTTGGTCTGGTAATGATGTTCCTAATGACCTTCCATATCTGCAAAAATTAAATAATCGGGTTGTAGGGGGTTATGATCAAAACACTGTTGCTTTTGATGGAAATTTTTGGAGCTTGACCGCGCCAGGGGTGTCAAACCCTGGGCATTTTCAAGGCGCTATAAAAAGAGGACTTGTTTGCAACTGGACAGATCAAATTAAAGTAGTAGCAGCAATAGCATATAAAGGGTCTCACACTGGTGCGGATCCTGGGACCAAAATAGAAGGAAGAGCAGCGGCTACAGACGGTAATATTCCTCCCAGTAATACATTTTTTGACTCCGCATTAGCGGCAGGAGGTCAAACATATAGAGTGTTGGGTACTTTAGAGCCTTTTAATCCAACTTCGGAAGAGTTAGCAGAAGGTGTTGTACCTGGAATGGTTGGAACAACAACATCTGGGCAATCTTATGATTATGAAGGATGTATTCTGCCTAATGTTCAAATTGAAATAACGGAAAACACACTTACAGGAGGAGCTGGAGAAAGCGGAGAAGTAATATTTATGGCGCATGCGCAAAACAGCGCGGCTAATTTGCCTATAGCCCCTACCGCTGCGAACGAATTAAAGTACGCGGCTTACACTGTACCACCATTTATAAATGGACAAGATGGTGCGGATTTCCCGTATTATCCTCAGTAATTAATTAATTTTATAAGTAATAATTAAATATGGCAACTACATTAGGTATACAATACTATAATTCCTTTTGGCTCAAAAAGAAAGATTTTAGCGATCCCACAAATTTTGCTAAAAGTTGGTATATTGAAGAGTCTAGAATTAAGGGAGGATTTAACAATGTAGGTGTTGGTAATGGTTCTAGAGCGTATACAACTTTAAAAGACAACTCGCAAAGATTTTTACCAAGCTCTATAATATATTCCGGGATTTACAATTCAAGAACTACAATAAATCAAACTAATGTATTTTCTGTAGCGGAAGATATAACAAAAGCTGTTGATCCTGAATATGGAAGCATTCAAAAACTATATGCAGAAGATACAAATTTAACAATATTTCAAGAAAGTAAAATACATAGAGCGTTAATAGATAAAGATGCGGTTTATACTGCTGAAGGAAGCGCTATGACCACTACTAGTAATGTTGTAATTGGACAAATTCAAGCTTATGCTGGCGAATATGGCATATCACAAAATCCAGAAAGCTTTGCTGTATATGGCTATAGAAAATATTTTGCTGACAAAGATAGATCTGCTATATTAAGATTGTCACAAGACGGTATTACAGAAATATCATCATATGGTATGAAGGATTGGTTTAGAGATGCTTTAGGTCAAAATACATTAAATAATCTTATTGTTGGTGGTTGGGATATACATAATAAAAACTATACTTTATCAATACAGAATTTAACAAATAATTACACATTAGTTTACGACGAATCAGTGCAGGGTTGGGTTAGCTTTCATAGCTATGTACCTGAATTTATTTTTAGTTTAAAAAATAGATTCTTTTCAACAGGAGGTAGTGGTACAAATGCTGGATTATGGCAACATTATGCAGACTCTACATCAAGAGGAAGCTATTATGGAGAATCCATTCAAAGGTCATCAATTACTTTTATATTTAATCCTGTACCATCAGCTCAGAAAACTTTTAAAACAATTGCGTACGAAGGATCTAATGGGTGGGAGATGTTAAACGCATTTAGTGGTAGTCAGGGAGCTCAAGCAATTATTCCAGGGCAATCAAATATTTCAACATTTGCAGACAGGTCTAATAAAATTAGAAGTTATTTAGAAGGTTCTTATGATTCAGCTACACCGCCTAATACTGGTTCAGCGGCATCGCAGTATCCAATATATCATTCAGGCTTTGATATTAAAGAAAATAAATATGTGGGTGCTTTACAGAAAAGCTCTAAAACATCGGTAATGCCGGGACAGGTGTTATTTAATTTAAATCCGGCGTTTGCGCAGCCAACATTAGGAATAAAAGGTTATTTTATGACTGTAACCATGAGCACTGATAACTCAACTGATGTAGGAGGTGGTAAAGAATTATTTGCTGTATCCTCAGAATATAACCCACTTAATGGATATTAATGGAATCAAATTTAATTAAATTAGAAAAAGAATTTACTTTACAATTAGAAAAACTACAAGAATATATTATATCATTAAATTCTGATCAAATTTTAGTTGGTAAAGAAAGCGAAAAAATTGCGCCAATAAAGCATACTTTTTCCGAGGGCATTTTAACAAGAGAAATGCATGCTCAAAAAGGCAATGTTTTAATTGGTAAAATACATAAGTACGACCATGCGTGGTTTTTAATGAAAGGAAAACTATTAATGGGAACTCCAGAAGGCAATAAAGAAATTAAAGCTCCAGCATGGGGCACATCACCTGCTGGAACAAAAAGAATTGCATATGTTATGGAAGACAGCGTTTTTATAAATGTTTTTCCAGATTTAAATAATACAAAAGATATTGAGCAAATTGTTAATAATGTTACTTTTGATAAATATGAAAGTTTTGAAAAATTTGCATTAAAACAAAATGAAATTAAAAAAATAGATAAAAAATGAGTGTAATAGGTGTTGCCGTAATTGGTACTGTTGGTTCTTCTGTGTATGGAGCATATTCAGCTAACCAACAAGCTAAAGATGCTAAAGGCCAGATGAACAACGCAAATCGGGCTATTGCTGAGCTAGAGGCTAATAGACAAGATATTATAGATCCTTATGCAGGATTTCAAAACGTTAGTAACATTGCTCAAGATCTAAGCGATATGATGAGTAATGCTTATGCAAATCTTGGAGTCTCAACAAAAGCCGCAGAAATTCAAATGGAAGAAACTGATATAGCGCTAGCTAATACATTAGATACTTTAAGAGCTAGCGGATCAAGTGCTGGAGGCGCTACAGCTTTAGCTCAAGCAGCGGCAAGATCTAAAAAAGGTGTTTCTGCTACTATTGAAAAACAAGAAGCTGATAATGAAAAATTAAGAGCACAAGGTGAAATGCAATTACAAGACAGAAGAATTGCTGAACAACAAAGGTTGCAAGGTATACAGATGTCAGAAGAAATTAGGATGCAGGACGCCGAAGCTCAAGGTAAGGTATTTGAATTTAATGCACAAGAACAAAGAGACGTAATGAAACTTAATAGACTTTCAGGTTTATCACAGCAATATCAAGCGCAACAAGCGGCCGCGTTAGGAGCAAGATCTTCTGCCATAGCTGGTGGCATATCAGGTTTAACATCTATAGCAACTTCAGGGATGGGTGGCCAACCTTGGTTTACAACAACATAATAAATATGGGAGCATACGATAATCCACAAATAATAATAGACCGTTCAGCCGAGGTTTGGGGTAAACTAGCGTCAGACATTGGCGAAAAATTTAGCCAATATGCTAAATACAAAGCAGAAAAAGAAGAAAAAGACAAGCTTAGAAGAGAACGCGATGCTCAACTTGAAGTCGAGGTAAATTTAGCTACTTTACAATCTCAAAAAGAAGGTTTTAAAAAGGTTACACCTTTATTAAAGCAAGGCGACGTTAATGACGAATTAATGGCGGCAAGTGAGCGTATGAAAAATGCGCAACTACAATTACGTACAAATGCTGTAAATTTAACGCCTGAAGAAAAAAAACAATATTATGCAGATATAGATAATTTTGATTCCGAGGTTAATAAGTACTCATCTATAGGGGAATATGTGCAAGGTGTAATTACTTATATAGACACAGATACTAACGGAACGTTTGGTAGCGACTGGACTTTTACATCGGCTTCACCAGATAAGGCCGGAGAAGACTATATATGGTGGACCGCTATGTCTGGCACAAATAATAAGTATACCCGTGAAACAAAAAAAGATAAAAACGGTAATATACAAATTAACTTTAAAGATGAAAGTGGTACAGTTGTAGCTAGCAAAAGTGTTAATGAGTTATACTCTATGGCTACAAATAAAACTAGAGCCACTGCAAAGATACCAAAACAAAATGTGCTTGCTTCAAACATGTTAAATGACATCAATATAACGGTTGATGGAGTATTTAATACTTCTCTGCTTGATGCTTCATTGCAAACTAGAACTAAAATGGCTGATGGTAAGCGAACTTTTGAAACCCAGTATTTATCAAAAGAAGCACAAGCTAAAATTAACGCTAAAATTGAAGCTCAAGCTGCTGCAGATTTAAGCGGTACGCCTGATGAAATTCAACATAATTTAAAAACATTATGGAACTATACATTTAAAAACGGGTCAACTCAACCTTTTAATGAATGGTACGCGGACAAAAGCATTGACCACAAAGCAGAACTTGTTAGAGAATACAAAGAGGCGGCTGCTGGTGTTATGAAATTAGCTATTGATGAAAATGGTAATTTTTATAAATCTGGAGGCGTTAGAGATATACCTAAGCCATCTTCCAAGTCTAATCAAAATGTATTACCTAACGAAATAACATCTTTAAAAAGAGAGTTTGGATATGGACAGGCTACAGCAGAAAACATTGTGCAGGGAACCGTTCCTTATAATGACACTATAGCTGAAATGGAGGGTATATCCACCGCAGAAGATTTATTAAGTTTATTAAATTCTAAAGATACTAAAAATAGTTACGTTAATGGTAAAGATCTTTTAATATTAGCAGGAGAATTAAGCGAAGGCGACACAATGGAAGCAGCACAAAAAGTGGCTAATGAAAAGAAAATAGACCTTAACGCTGTTTATAATACCAAAAACCCGCGTAAGCCTTATACAATAAATGATTTTGGACTTATTCAATCATTGCTATTTGATTTAAATGGAGGTACACCTGCACAATTAAAAGCAATAAAAGGTCATCAAAATACTGTAAAGCAGCGTGAAGAAAGAAAAAAGCAAGATTGGATAGATAATTACAAAGCTAATAACCCAGACGTAACAGATACAGATGCTTTAATAGCGTATAAACTAGAAATGGCTAATAAATAAATTAAATTTTATGGAGTTAGAAGAGTACATTGACAGCCTTGTGGCTCAAGGTTTGTCTCAAGAAGAAATAAAAAAATTAGTAGACGAGTTTATTGCTAATGGTAATCAAGTTCCTGAAGCTAATATAGAATTTAAACAAGCGGTAGGGCAAAAGCCTTTAGAAATAGCAAAGATAAATGTCGGTGTGCCGGGTGCAGTTGCATCGACGGAAATACTAGCACCAAAGTCGGAATCATTATTGGAAGATGGTTTTGTGGAATCAGTATTGGCTCCAGATACACCGGAAAATAATTTAGAAAGACGAGCACAAGGATTTATACCCCCTAATCATTACTTAATTAAGCAAGGAGACAAAACCCATTTAGATTTTTACGAAGGCATTGATTTTATGGGGCAAACCCCAGAGGATTTTAAGCAAATGGAAATAAAGCCATGGGATAATTTTTCATTAGAAGATAAAACTAAAGCTAAATTAAAATATAAAGATTTAGATATTGAATTTCCTTATTATTATTTTGGTGACGACAATAGTTCTTTTGTAGAAAATAATTATGGTACAGAAGAATTAAAAGCGCTTAATATAGATATAAAAGATTTTGATGGGTTTTTAAAAGAAAGAGGTCTTTCTGACGACTTTATTAAAAAACAAAACACTGGTTTTTATAAAGCTGAAGTTAGTGATAATCCTTTTAATTTAGACTCATCTGTACAAGCTGAAAACCAAAATAAGCTAGACATTGCAAAAGAGAGACAGCTTAGAAAAATGCTTAATCTTTATGTTGAAGACAGAAACAAAAGATCTAGAGAAAAACAGGCTGCTGAATATATTTTTTCTAACCCTGAAAATTTAGAAGAACAAGAGCTTATAAAAGCCGCAAAGAAAATAGAAAATGGCCAGCAGGGCTTATTAGACCCTTCATCTTTCAGCGCTTATTATGAATATCAATTTCCAACATCTACAGCAAAAGATAGAGAATATTTAGCTGCTAAAATTGACGAAGTATCCAGGCTTGAAAGCCAAGGCAAAGTTAAAGCAGGCTTAATGGGGCTTTTAGATTTTGGATCAAATTTTGTAAGTGGGTTTCAAAATGAAGTGGCAGGTACGGTTGCTACTATAAGTGATGTATTAGGATTTGAAAATGCTGCAGATGAAATACGTGTGCAGGAAGAAGAAGAAATGTTAGCGGACCCTAGTATGTCTTATGCTCGCGTTCAAGGTAAAAAAGTAACTATTGACGATATTGAATACATTAAGAATGAAGACGACGGTCAAATATATAATACCACTGTAGGCTATAATATAGGGTATACAACGTCTCCAATTGAATACAAAAGAATTAGCGATGCTTTAGATAAAAGCGAAGAAGAGGGATCGGATTGGGATGCTAGAGGAATGGCTATTCAGGCTGGGCAAGTTACAGGCGGTATTACCTTTCAGGTTATTGGAACGAAAGGGTTAGGTGGCATTACCAGCGCTGCAGCAACAAGAGCAGCAGCATATGCTAATGGATTCAAAACAGTTGCTGAATATAAAAAGGTTAGAGATTTAGCTCAAGCTATAGGTGGTGCTAAAGTTCCAAATTTTAGGGTTCCTATTAAAAAGTCTACTGTTGACTTAATTACATTTCAATCAATGTATGGAGCATCCTTGGGTTATGAAGAAACACTAAAGCAAGCTAGAGCTGCTGGATTAGGTGATGATAAATCCTATGAATTAGCAACTAGTGCTGCAGGGCAAATGTCTGTTTTATTTGCTTTAACCGCTAGATTAAACCCAAGAACAAAAGCAACTGAAGCTTTATTTGGGAAAACAGGTATTAGAAGCCAAATAACAAAAGCAATTAATTCTTACAAAACAGAAGGGCAAAAAGGGTTTTTAAATAGTCTTACTAATGGTATTAAAAACACAGTGGCTAACCTACCAAAAACAGCAACTGTATTTGCAGAAGAAGGTACTAAAGAAGTATTTCAAGAAAATGTTCAGCAGTTTGGTGAATATACAATTATAAATGAAAATATTAATCAAGAAGTTGGCTTTGATCTTTTAAAAGATACATATACAATTAATGATATTAAAGTTACAACTGCATTATCATTTTTAACAGCAGGAGGTCTTGCAAATGTTAGAACGCCTAATTTTAAGCCAGATCCATTAAACCAACTTAGAACATTTTATAGTATTGGTTCAGATTTAAATTTGTTAAAAACTAATTTAGATAAAATGGTTTTAAATGGCGATATTACGCAAGATGAATCTAAAAAGGTTTTTAGAGATGCTAAAGCTGTTTATACACAATTGGATAAGATGCCTTCTAATATTGATCCGTCAATTACATTAGAAGTTGCTAATGCTTTACAAAATATTCAAGACTTAGAAGTTGAAAAGAAAAATACAGATCCAGCATTTCACGGGCCTATAAACGAAAGACTGGAACAAGCTAGACAAGAGCTTGGAGATATTTATATAAACCAAGATGTTACAAAAGCTCAAAGAGCTATGAAAGCTTTAGGCTTAAAAGGCGAAACAAAAGCGGCAAACACCGATAATGAATTCCAAGGTTATTTAAGAACTTTGGTAGATTCCGATGGCAAACAAATATACACGGAGGAACAAATACAAGATATTAATAGAATTGGTGTTTTTGTAGACAATACAGGGGATATATTAATAAATAAGGCAGCGGCTAGAAGATTAGGCGTAACAGAAACAGGTAGACATGAGTTTTTACATAGGTTAATTTATACAACTGTAAAAGGAAAGCCAGAACTTATATCTAAAATAGGTAAAGATTTAGATGCATATGTTACTGAATTAATTGCAAAAGGCGATTTAAAAGGAGGCAAAAACTTTAAAGTAGATTTACAAGGCTATAAAGATAGAGCTTCTGCTAAAATTGATAGAATAAACGAACTAAGACAAAAAGCTAAACAATACTTGGATCAAGGCGCTTTAACGCAAGAAAAGTATGATGCTTACATGGAGGGCTACAATAAAACAGAACTTCAAATAGAAGCAAATACGTTTGAAGAAGTACTCACCTTGTTATCTGAAAGTATTGCTACAGGTGATTTAGTTTATGAAAAAGATCAAGATTTATTTGTTAAAATAACAGATTACATAAGAAATTTTTTACAATCAATTGGTGTTACCGATATAAATCTAAAAGATGGTAAAGCTACATTTAATTTTATAAGAGACTATAATAAAGCTTTTGATAAAACCGAATTTAATAAAGCATTTCAAAAATTAGCTGACACAGTTGCCGATCCTAATGTTGAAGATTCTATATTTATTAAAGAATCTACAAAAATTAATGAAGATCGTAATAAAAAAGTTGACGACTTTGTAGGTCCTAAAGATGCTGATGGTAATTATATTATGACAAAAAAAGAGTGGGATTCCGGAGGAATTGCCACTGCTTATATGGAAATTATTGGAGGTACGGCTTTAGACGGTTTGATTAGAAGAGGTATAGAAGGTAACTCTGTATACGGAAAACCTATTGAAACATTTTTAGAAGACGTTAAGCAAGGTTTAACTGGAACTTTAATGAGATTTAACCCTGAAGAAAACAATAGCTTAATGGGTTGGATTAATGGCCAAATGGCGGCCCGTAAAGGTGATGTGCTTAATAAATACAAAAAAGAACAACCGTTAGGAAGTAAGTCATTAGATGTTGAAGCCGGGGAGGTTGGTTCAGTAAGAGAAGCTGTTGCTGAAGAAACCGCTGAAGACTTTATAACTACAGAAGAAAGATTAGCAGAGCAAGAAGCCTCACTTAAAAGAGGACCCTCATTTTTAGAGGCATTACCTGTTGACCAAAAAACAGGGGAAAAATCTTTTAAAGATGAAATTAGAGAAGAGGTAGATAAAAGAATTAAAAGGAATATACAATTTTTTGATGCTGCTACATCTGCTAATAGAACTGTAAAGCCTTTTATTGCAGAAATTAAAAAAGATTTAAGTGATAATTTTTACAAGCAAACTAGAAAATGGTTTAATAATTACGAGGGTGGATATGAAGGTTTTTTAAGAGATTTTAGAGTAGATTTGCTAAATAACTACACAACAACATATTTATCTAAACATCCTATTTTTAGAAAAGGCATATTAAAAAGAATTAATGGTAAATGGACAGCGCCTAAAAAAGTTAGAAGTTCATACGGAGGGTTTAAGTATGACTGGGTAGACGACAATGGCAAAAAATTAAAGATAGACAGGGATGATGCAGCTGGAAGAGGTTTAACTTCTGGGCCTGAATTTATAAAAAGAAACCCCAACATTACTAAACTCATCGGGGAAAATGAATTTATTGATTACCATTTTGAAGATGGTGCTTTACGTAAAAAACGTAAACAAAATCCAGAAAAAGCTTTAGCTATTCAGCTTGCTAGCGAAATTGGATTAGAAATATTACAAAATGATTTATTAACAACTGATGAAAGCGGTAATATTATTGGCGGCCCATTAACAGAAGCTATTATTGACAGAGCGGGTTTATTAGAAATGGTTTTAGCAGATAACGCCATGATAACATTAGCGAGCGATATTGATAGAGGTAATGTTAAAGAGTCATTAAAAAAGAGTGTTGTTAAACCAATATATGAAAAAGGATTAGATATTTTAGCTCAGCAAGGAGAAACAGCTTTTAATGAATATATTGATGGCTTACCTGATCAAGAAGCGGCTCAATATGTTAAACGCTATTTTGATGACAAATATTGGCAAGTAGGTTTGTATCAAAGCGCTAAAGCTAAAAATAGAGGTTTAGCTTATGAAAAACTTGTAAAAAGAGTTTTAAGTTCAAGCGGAAACAGAGATATTAAAGTTGAATTAATTGGTAAAAACCCTAAAATGGGTGGTGATATTTTATTAAAATTTAAAAATACCAATATAGCCATAGAATTAAAACTTAATGAATTTGCTCAAATGGGTAGTTTTACTATAAAAAATGTAGACGGAAAACCTGTGTTTACTTTAAGGAACATGAGCCCCGAGTTAGAAAATTCAATAAAAGAAGCTTTAGAAAAAAGACAGCCAGCTTTAGATAGATATTTTGAAGAAGCTAAAAAATATGCAGAACAAAATGGTTATGCTATACTAATTGAAAATAACGAAATTCGCGCCCCAAAACCAGTATTTGAATACTTAAGAGCTGAAGGCTTTTTAGAAAAAACAAATGTAACAGTAAAAGCGGATCAAAGGATTATAAATGCATTATACCGAGCTAAAGAGGTTTATTACATGAATATCGGGGACAAAGGGCTATTTGCTCTTGGTAAAGATATATATAACTTAGGTGTACCTGTTCTTTATTCTGATGTTGATTTGGTTATAAGACTAACAAGAACTTACGATGCTAAATATGGAAGAATTGCTACAACTAGAGCCTTCCCTGTTCTTAATGGTAATTTAATAACACCATCTAAATCTTTAGATAATGCTTCTAGCGTAACAGAATTGCTAGATAACTTTCAAAATTCAATTAAAGAATCTACTAAAAAAGAAGAGCAAAAACCTGAACAAGAAAAAATAACTAGTGATATAAGTTCAGAGTTTAATAAAATGATGGAAGAAATATCCGGAATTCCTAAAGATGAAGTAATATCGCAAGCTAGGGGTAAGGTACTAGGTAAAAATAAAAGCGGAACTTGGTTTATACCATATAGTCATGAGGATTTTGTTGGACTTATGTACCCATTGCTAGCCAAAGGCAAAAAGGGTGAGCAGCAATATGAATATATTAAAAATAATATAATACAACCTTACGCTGAAGCTGAGTACAAAATAAATCAAGAAAGGCTTAGAACCGCCGCTGATTTTAAAGCACTTAAGGCGCAAATAGAAGAGCAATTAGGCAAATCAAAAAATACATTTACAAGATCGCCTTTAAGTAAACTTTTAAACAAAGAAGCTTGGTCCGGATTTAAAAATGAGGATGCGGTAAGAGTATTTTTATGGAATTTACAAGGAATGGATATTCCTGGATTAGATGCTAAAGATATAAAAAAGTTAGTTAGTATAGTTAATACTAATGCAGAGTTGCTTAAATACGCCTTTGGTATAAAAAGTTTAATGAAAGGTATGGAATACCCCGCCGCTAAAAAAGGTTGGGAGACAAGCAATATTTCTTATGACATCCAGCAAAATTTAGAAACAACACGAAGAAAAGAATTTTTAGCTAATTGGCAAGAAAATGTTGATCAAGCTTTTTCTAAAGAAAATATGGCAAAACTTGAAGCTATATTTGGCCCTAAATATGTTGAGGCTTTAAGAAATATATTAGAAAGAATGCGTACGGGCAAAAATAGGAAAGCAAATAATAGTAGATTAGAAAATGCCTTACTGGATTATTTTAATGGATCTGTGAGTGCTATTATGGCTTTAAACACAAAATCAGCAGTGTTACAGCAGCTTTCAAATATAAACTTTTTAAATTGGACAGATAATAACCCAATAGCGGCCGCGAAAGCTTTTGGCAATCAAAAACAATACTGGAGAGATGTTATTGATATTTTAAATTCAGACTATCTTGTTAATAGACGAGCTGGATTAAAAATAAATGTAACAGAATCAGAGCTTGCTGCAATGGCTAATTCTAAAAATAAGGTAAGAGCTTTTATTGGTTTGATTGGTGAAAAAGGTTTTATACTTACAAAGTACGGAGATAGTTTTGCAATTGCAACCGGAGGAGCAACTTTTTATAGAAATAGGTTTAATACTTATTTAAATCAAACAGATGCTGATGGTAATAAAATCTATACAGAAGAAGAAGCTAATAAAAAGGCTATGGTTGATTTTATCGAAATATCGGAAGATACTCAGCAATCATCTAGACCTGATAAAATTAGCATGCAACAAGCGGGTAACCTGGGTAGGTTAATATTAGCGTTTGCTAATACACCCTCTCAGTATGCGAGGCTTACTAAAAAAGCATTGTTAGATTTAAAAAACGGTAGAGGAAGTAAACGTGAGAATATAATGAAAATAACATATTATGGCTTTGTGCAAAATTTAATATTTTCATTTATGCAGCAAGGATTGTTTTCAATATTCTTTGGAGATGATGACGATGAAGAAATTAAAACAATTAAAGAAGCAGAAGAAAAGGCTCAAAGAAAACAAAAGCAAGCTTTTAAAGCGGCTAATGGTGCATTTGATGGATTTTTAAGAGGGCTTGGCGTTATGGGAGGTTTAGCAAGTACTTTAAAAAATATGGGTATTAAAGTGTACGAAAAGTCAAAAAGAAAAAGACCTGATTATGCAAGCACAGCTTATGAATTACTAAATATTTCTCCGCCTATTGATTCTAAGCTTTCAAAAATTAGAAGTGGGTTTGCTGCTCTTGATTTTGATTTAGAAGAAATAAAGAAAAAAGGATTTAAGGATATTTCAAATCCAGGATACATGGCTGGAGCAAGGGTAATAGCGGGAACTACAAATGTAGGGATAGATAGAATTTTTACAAAAGGAAGAAACATAGCTAATGCTTTTGATTCTGAGTTAGCAACTTGGCAAAGAATATTTTCTTTAGGTGGATGGCAAGGATATGAGTTAGGTATTGAAGACGAGGAAGATGATGATCCAAAAAAGTTTTTAGATTTAAACATTAATATAGATTTAGAATTGCCAAAAATAAAATTATAAATTATGGAACAAAAAGATATTACAAAAATAGTAGGTTCCCCGTTTGCGTTGAAAGATGCGTGCTATTATAAAGTGAAAGCTCAATATGATGTTTTTCCTTCTGCTTATGCAAGCGGAGCTATAGCAAAGTGTCGTAAAAATAAAGGTAAAAAGAAAAAGTAATGGCTTATCAATCTCCATTTAATAAAGTTAGAAAAACTGAAAAAGGGTTGGCTCTTAAACGATGGTTTAAAGAAGAATGGACAGATGAAAAAGGAAACCCTTGCGGATCTACAAAAAATAAAAACACTAAAAAATGTAGACCTAGCAAAAGAGTAAACAGTAAGACTGTAAAAACCTGGAGCGAAATGTCATCCACTGAAAAGAAAAAAGCTATTGCTGAAAAGAAAAGAGTTGGAATGGGTAAAAGAGCATCTAATATAAAAAGAAATGCGTAATATAGATAAAATAATTATACATTGCTCCGCTACAAAAGAAGGTAATAATGTTGCTGCATCAACAATTGATCAGTGGCATAAAGATCGTGGCTGGCGAGGTATAGGTTATCATTATGTTGTAGCGCTTGACGGTACTATAGAATATGGCCGTAGTATATATGAGACAGGGGCACATGTAAAGAACTATAACGAAGGCTCTATAGGTATTTGTTATATTGGAGGATTAGGATCGTCTATGGAAGCCAAAGACACTAGAACTATAGAACAAAAAGAAAGCTTATTGTTATTGCTTAAAACATTGAAAAAAATGCATCCAAAAGCAACAATTCATGGTCATAATGAATTTTCATCAAAGGCTTGTCCTTGCTTTAATGCTAACGAAGAATATTGTAATTTATAAATTAAAAAAAATGGGAAAATTTTTTATTAAACTAGGGAAAAAAATAATTGAATTTAATGAATTCTTAAAAAGTAAATGGAATTCATTAATGTACAGATTAATGTTTAAAAAGGAACAAAAATAAATGGGCGTACCATACCCAAAAGTTCCTGTAACCAAGAAAGGGCCCTCATTACGAGAGCCCTTTTTTAATATGTATAGATTATTCAATTTTTTATACACATTAGTTATTGTATGTATAAAAAAGTCATAACTTTTAGCCTTTAGCCATCACACGCTAAACAATCTTCACTCATTGCTTGTTGTGCTATATCTCCACGAAGCACCGACTCTGTCCTCGTATAATATAAAGTCTTAATACCATTTTTCCAAGCTTGCATATGGACTTGGTTAATCCATTTAGGCGTTGCTACACTAGGAAAAGCAAGATTTAAACTAACTGCTTGATCAATGTATTGCTGCCGTATACCAGCTTGATTAACTAACTCTAGTTGATTAATCTCCTTAAACGTCTTAAATACTTCTTTCGCAGGGATTTCGTGCGGGCCAACAACAACCCCATCAAGCTCAGATAAATCTTGAACGCTACCACCATCTGCAAGTATTTTATCCCAAGTTTCATTTGTGTTAATTTTAAGTTTTCTTAATAACTTTAGTAGCGTAGGATTTTTTCTTATAAACGTTCCTTTAGCAGATTGCTCAGTGAATACGTTTGCCGCCCACGGTTCAATACCAGGAGATACATTTCCCGAAAGCTTGCTATTAGAAACAGTGGGAGCAATAGCACGAAGGTGAGTATTACGCATGCCAGTATTAGCACACCACAAAGGCTCGCCGTAAATTTCAGCAAGATCCCTGGAAGCTCTTTCACTTTCAATTTTAATTTGCGAAAATATTTTTCTAGTTTCAAACTGAGCAAGTAAACCTTCAAACGGAATGCCAAGCTCTTGGAGATACGTGTGCCATCCGAGTACACCCAACCCAAGCGCTCGTCCTTTAACAGCAGAACGAACGGCATTTTCAAAACCTCTAAGTCCTTTTGCTCTTTGTATAAATTCCTCCATAACGCCATCAAGAAACCAAGTGGCGTCGTATATAAGGTTAGTGTCTTTCCATTCATCATATTTAGCTAAGTTTAGTGACGATAAACAACAAACAAAACTGTGGTTTTCATCGGTGTGTAATGTAATTTCAGAACATATGTTAGTCATATGTACTTTTAAACCGTTGTCTTTGTATGATTTAGGATTTGCTTTGTTAGTATTTCCTTTAAACAATATATACGGCTCGCCAGTGGCCTTTCGTTTTCTAAGAAGTTTACTCCATCTATCCCTAGCTTGCGCATCTCCTTGTTCAAGTTTACGCATAAATTTATCACCAACAACTGCGCATTGGTGTAGATTAAGCGATTGTCTATTGACGTCTCCTTTTGGTTCACGGATTTCAAGCCACTCTTCGAAATCGTCGTGCTCAATATTAATATTAACTGAAGCAGCTCCTCTTCTGACAGATCCTTGATTAGTTGCAAGAATCGTTGAGTCGTAGATTTTGCAGAACGGTACGACTCCATCTGATGTTCCATTTCCTGTAATTTTAGCGCCGGCGGGTCTAATCATGTTAACTCCGATACCAACTCCACCGCCATGCTTAGCGAGTAGCATCATCTCTAAATTCTTTTGTCCTATATCCTGTATACTATCAGCTACATCGATCCCAAAGCAGCTAATAGGCAAGCCGCGGTCAGTACCGGTGTTAGATAATACAGGACTAGCAAGACAAAGCCAACCGTTCCAGATATACTCGAAGAATGTTTCTGCCATTTCTGGTTTGAATAATCTACGAGCAACTGTTTTACTGACGCGCGTGTATGCTTCTTTAGGTGACTCTCCGTCGAGTAAATATCCCCCGGATATAGTCTTCTTGTATACGTCGTTATTACCCCACGCAGGGTAATCTTCACCTTTTTTCCAGTTTTCATTCCACATTATGTTAGTAAGTGTGTTATCCAGGCAATAAGCCCATTAATATTAAGTGCTACAAGGTTCCATTGTTTTCTATATGACGTTTGAACCACAACGCATATAAAGCCTACAACATAAAGTTCTGGCTGTATGGTCCATTGAGCAGCGATTAAAAAACCACTGCCCATATAACCTATTCTAATTGCTAGGCGTTCTTCAGCCTTCAGCTTCCTTCGATGCACTAGCTTTTTCAGCAACTTGCGCTTTAAGCTTTTCGATGGCTTCATCATAATCTGGCATTTGTTTAATTGTTTCTAATGTTCCTACTGCCAAATCTTTTAAATAAGCATTTTCATCTAACAGTTGTTGTACAACACCAATCAAGGCTTGTATTTTTTTTTCAAGTAAATCTACTCTACTACTTTTTTGACTCTTCATCTAATTTTGTTGTTTTATAATCTATTATAAATCCTATTAAAACTATTATATTCATACCTAAACTAGACAGTAGTTCATACGCATCATGAAAGCTATGTATTGATAGATGTATATGTCCTACTATCCAGAAAGGTATTGCTAAATTTTGACTAATCCATATAATAGTATATTTTATGAAGTCTTTCATTTGTAAAGTTCTTCAAATATTTCTTGTTCGCTAATTAGTTTACCAAATGTCGTCGAAGTCTTCGCCTTCGTTAGCTTTCGAATAATCCGTCGGCCGTATTGCGAAAAAATCAGTATGAGTGACCCCGCCGGTAAGATGATAGAACCAATCAAGATTAGACGCTGCATTCTTGTCATACGCGAAGTACGAGCCAAGGTCAACGTAACCAAGTTCAACCAGTTTTTCATTTGCTCTCTTTTTTATAAAATGTTTAAGATCATTGGCTTTTATACCTTCTACATCACCAGCTTCAAACATTTTCTCTATATATTTAGTTTCAAGCTTTATCATCGTTTCTGCAGCTTTTATTATATCTTCTCTACATAAATGCAGTAATTGATCATTTTCGCTGCACATATCGCGGAAAAGTTTACAACCCATTTTACTGTGTAATGATTCGTCTCTTACGGACCATTTCATTTGTTGTCCAATACCCTTGAGTAAATTACGTAGCTGGAAGCTGTATAAAACAGCAAAAGCTGAATACAAACTAACGCCTTCTGCGAAAGCAGAAAATACGGCAAGTGACTTACCAATACCAATAGGATTTGTACCGTCATAAGCAACCAGATTATCAAATCTCTGTGCTGTAGCAGGTTCGTGCAAAAACGCTTCATAATCTTCTAAGTTTAATGTTTCATTTAAATAACTATAAGCAACCGCATGCACTGTCTCTTGTGATCCAAACATCATTGCCATTTGTTGTATTTCGTGCTTCGGAAACCAACTAACTACCTTTTGGGTCCAGTAATCAGAAACCGCGCATTCCGTCTGTGCAAAGCCGAGTAATATATTACCGACCAAGTTCTTTTCTTTATCATTTAATTTTTCTTTCCAATCTTTAATATCGCTTTGCATTGAGATTTCGGTATGTAACCAAAATGCTTGTGCTTGTTTTAACCAGCCTTCTGTGTAATACTCTGGATACTCAAAAGGTTTATATGCTATGCGTTCATCAAATAATCCCATTATTTATATATTTCTATTGCTAAATCTATAAAAGGTAAATAAAATACGTGTGTTGTTTGCTCTTCTTCATGGTATGTTCTCATTCCAAATAAAATTCCAGGATAAAAACCTAAAGATAAAGACCAAACAGGGTTATTTCCCTTGTCCTTTATATTTTTTGACATAATTTTTACTATTTTTATTATTACTAGTTTTGCTCTTTGCATGAACGCCTTTGCGTTTTACTTTTTTCTTTTCTCTATAATTATTAAGTGTTAGCTTTGCCATAACATTTTATTCCATATTTATCTTGTAATTCCACTAATTCTTTGTACTTAACTTTATTACGCATTTCCCAGCTCCATTTAACCCACTTGTTAATCTGGCGTTCAGCGTATTTTTGCCTAGCTACTTCTTTTGTTTTTCTAGGATCAATCTTACTGTCTCGTCGCATTCTTTTTGATTTTGTGGTTTATACAATGTTACGTTTGGAAACTGGCGCATAACTAATTGCTTAAATAGCTTCCAGCGCATTGGAAAAGATTCATTAGCTCTCCCTTTACATTCAATTATAAAATCATCACCAATAAAATCTGGTGTGTATTTTATAGGTAATATACGTTTACAACCTCTGTTTTTGTAATCACCTTTTCCATTCGTTTGTCTTTCATATACTTCGTTTTCAAAATGAAAACCATTTAATAATACAAACGTTTCACCTTCGTATTTACATTTTATTTTAGCTTTACGTAAAGCCATATACATATAACGCTCAAGACCAGAAGCAAAGTTAATACCGTCATACGTTACTTTCTTTGCTTGAACTGGACCTCTTTTGCGTCGCTTTCTTTTATAAGGTATCTTCTTCATAAACTTCGTAAGAATTTATTAATGCTTGCTGAAGCTCTTCTGTTGATTCTTCTTTAAGCTTTTGTAGATACAACACAGCATCCATTAGCTCTTCTTGCAAATGATTAATCCATTGGAATATATTAGATTTGTCATTGTCAAGAGTAACACCATACTTTGCAAAGCCTACATCAGATCTTGATACAAACTTATCAACAACACGTTCAACAACTGGATCTCTAAATTCTATTTGTTTTTTATTCATAGTGTTTCTTTTATTCCTGTTTTAACAAATGTTCCATTGTGCATTACACCAGTTCTATTAGCTATTTCATTGTATGCTGAATCAATACAGTTTTCAATTTGCATATCCTCTAATGCGGCTAGGTTTGTTAAAACTACAACCATATCTCCAATAGCGTCTTTAATAAAGTAAGAATCTTTGTTTAATAAAGCGGCTGCTAGTTCTCCAGCTTCTTCCATAAGCTTAACATATTGTGTATGTGAATTGCCTTTATCATATATGCCTCGCTCAGTTGCCCATTTTCTTATAAGCTCAAATCTTTCATTTTGATTCCAAGATACCTCTTGAGGATTATGCTTTGGATTAAAAAAGGCTTCATAAAAAGCCTTGTTGTAAATGTAGCTTCGATTATCGTTATACATCGAGGTTTTAACATTAGCCATAATCCATGGAATGTTTTCTTTTGTTATTTTAAATTCACCAAAACTTGTTTCCCAAGTTAAGCCTACATTATCCGAAAGCCTACCTTTAAGTTTATTAACAGGTAGCGGAAATGTAGATGTCTGCTCTGTAGCGTTTATTTTCATTTTATTAAATAATTGTTTATATAATTTTCTGTCTTTTTTATAGCCATAAGACTTTTGAAGTTCTATTTCGCGGTCGGAGATATAGTTTATATCTTCACTTTGATCAAGAACTTCGTATTCGCCTGCTGCATAACCCTGTTGCAACGTAACTCTATTATTAAGATTACGTGTAACTCCGATTTTTTTACCAGGAATGTGATATAAATAATACATATTTATTTTTATTTACCAACACTCAGCTCTGCTTTAATTGCAGGATAAGGATTGTATTTTAATAATTTAATTTTATCAGCCGCAGGTATATTAACTTTATTTGTTAGCTTACCTAACTCTGAATACATATATATACCTTCGTCTAATTGTAATTTAGGCAGTATTCTTTTTGGTCTATCTAAATATACTTGAGCTTGTTCTAAATGATTGTTGTACAAATGACAATCACCAAGCTGACCTATAAGCTGCCCTGCTTTTAATCCAGCACCTTTAGCTAACATTTCTAATAATAAACCATACATTGCAATATCGTAAGGCAATCCTAAAAATACATCAGCTGAACGTTGCTGCCACATTAAATCCATAACACCATTATTAATATAAACTTGAAATCCATAATGACACGGCGGCAAAGCCATATCAGGCATATCAGCCGGGTTCCAAGCGCTGATCATAAGGCGTCTAGAATTTGGATTAGTACTTATGCTATACACAAGCTTTTCAAGCTGATCTACGCCGTTAAAATCGCGCCATTGCTTGCCATATACAGGACCAAGCGTTTCATCTGTTCTGCCTGAACGTTCATAATCTGGTCTCCAATACTTAACACCGTTGTCTTCTAAATATTTAAGATCAGTTCTACCGTTTAATATCCAAATTAATTCAGTTCTTGCGGCATTAAAGCTTATCTTCTTTCCTGTAAGTATAGGGAAGCCAAGTGACATATCATGCCTAATCGTTCTTCCGAAGACAGACTTCGTCCCAGTCCCTGTTCTGTCCGCCTTATCAGATCCTCCGTGGAGTATTTCTCCCATAAGTCTTCTATATTCATCTTCTATGCTTATCATAATAATATTTCATTGCTTTATACATTTGCTCTACAATTTCATCTTTGCCATATGTTTGAGGCGAAAGGTTAGGTTTTTCATATTTCTGGTATGCTCCTAAACAAACTGTTAGCTTAAAGTTTTCAGGCGACATACCCTGCTCCAAAGGTTTAAATGATATTCTTATATTATTTTTTACGCAATACCTATATGCTTCCCAATCTTCTTTACTTGGTTTATAATATTCAAATTCATTTTTGCCTTTCTTTTTTCTAAAACCACTACCCATTATTCCCAAGGCATTGGCTCAGCCGTTAGATCAATAGGTTGATGAGGAATAAAACAACCAGACTTAGGTTCCCATTTAAAATGAGCTTCAGCGCCATTTTCCCCAAGGTTTTGAAACTTTACTTTAAGCACCTTAGCTTTGACTGTTTTTTCTTCATAATTCCTATGCACCAATAAGCCATGATAACTAGCGTCATACCATTCACCACCGCCTTTGATATTGTACATCGTAGGTTCCTCAATCTTTCCATCTGATCCTTTATACATTTTAGTTGGATGTGCTACTATAAAAACTAACACATCATACTTCTTAGCAAAGATTTCAATCTTTTGCAAGTATTCCATTGTGTAGCGATTAACATCTTCTGTTTTTGCATCTACGTCACGAACTTTATTAAACGGATCAATAACCAAACATTTAATACCCTTACGCTTTACTAGCTCAGCGCCTTTTCTTAATACGGCTTCAAGAGTATATCGCTCCATATCAATATGAAAAAAGTTACTGTTGCAATGATCAGCAACCTGATTCCATTTGTCACCGCCAATATCATCTCTGCTTGGCATGCCTTGCCAAACTTTACGCATTAACTTGTGTGCGTGAAGGTATGTCGGTACATTTTCCGGACTAGCGAACGCCGTTTTCCAGCCATAGTTTTGGTTATATCCAACAACCATTTGGTCGACGAAATCTGACTTCCCGCTACTTGGAATACCAGTAACAGTAATGAACTGACCAGTATAAGTTGAAAAGATGTCATCAAAATTTTGCAAACCAATTTGATATCCAGGCTTAAACCCGTTACGAACAAAGTCCGTGACTTCGTCCTCAATGTCCCTAAATGTCGTGACATTTTCGAGCGGCACTGGTCTCGCTGCGGTAATACGCTGTACCAATTTTTTTGTTCCATACTTTATTAAATATTCGTTAGCGTCTTTGCAATCATCAAATGATGCTAAATAACAAACTTCAGATCCTAACCGTCTTACAAGTTCAGCTTGCAATGCTTGACCAGCTTCGTCAGTATCAACTGCTAATATTATTTTTTCTTTATCATCAAAATAATCAATACAGTTGTCTAAGTATTCTAAGTTGTTTGTATTAAGTGTTGCACCATTGGGTACAGATATTGCATTTGTTATACCAGCTTCATGTAACGCCAACACGTCCATTTCACCTTCAACAATTATACAATACTCATAACCAATGATACTGTCTATGTTATAAAATACTTTTTCAGCACCCTTATATAATTTAAAGTTCTTTCTTCCATCGCGGTATTTAATATTAATTAAATCACCACCCATAAAATAATTGAACTTTATTGTGTTCTCGGATTTACCGGTTTGTGGCATATATTCAGCACCCTCACCGACTTTTAGATCAGTGAGAGTTTGCTGAGATATACCTCTTGATTTAAACCATTCAACAACTTTGCTATCAGGTGGTTTAACAACCGTTTCATTAGGTCGTTCATACACCCTTTCAGTTTCACCTTTACGTTTGTACGTATGAAGTTGAAAAGTTGAATTACAGTTGTGACAAGTACCGAGACCCCGTTCCCAATCATAAGACGCGCATTTTGCCTTTTGATTTTTAGGTTTTCTATCAGCTGAACACAAAGGACAGGTTCCTTGCTTTTTGCCAGCTTCAAGCTTATGTATATTGAATTCATCAATTACAAATCCATTGATCTCTGTTGTCTGCATTTAATTTAATTTAAAATGGTAAATCATCTGCGGGTTGTGCCGCTACTGCTTGTTGGGGTTGGTCTTGTCTAGGTGCGGCAGCTACATTATCACCGTTTGTCCACACTACTTGAACGTTACCTAAATAAGTTTTAGCTTGCTTAGATTCACGCTCTTCTTTTGTTTGAGCTACTACAATCGGTCCTTGATTACCAAATTGATCAACCTCATCATTCAAAGTAATTGTAATAGGTAAATATTTACCTTTTTTACCAACAATAACTTTATCTTTTGGTATTTCAGACAGATTGATACTTGCTTTAATTATACTAGCCATTATACGTAAGCATTTAATTGATTAAACATTCTTTGTAACTGTGACTTTGTAGCGCTACTGTTACGTCTTAAATTATCTACAGCTTTCACATGGTTTTGATTAGCATAAAAATTATCTACGCTAGTTTCTAATCCTGTTACTGTACAAACTTTGGTTTGGGTTTTTCTGGTTCTTGCCATAATTAAAGTGTTTGATTAATAAAAAATTGTTGAGGATCAAAATCCTCTGATTGATAAAACAATTTATATTGTTCTGCTGCTCTTTTTACTTTGTCTTGACCACGTTCATAAAACTCAGGCGAGCAGTCGAATATGCCTAGTTGATGAGTGGTTTTGTCGATAACTATAAATACAAATTCATAGCCAAACAACTTACTATAAATATAAGCTTGACTGTCGTAATTGTACTTAGAAGCTGACCAACGAAACTTATTAAGATCTGCAGTAGTCTTTAGATCAATAATAAGCTTTTCGTCGTGATTAACAATATCAGCTTTACCTTTCCATTTTAAACCTTCAAGCTCTGTAATACCTGGTCTTTCATA